GATCGGCGTATAGGACGGCTTCGCGAGCCAGCGGAACGAGAGTGTCCCGGCGCCAGGCCACGGGTCCACCCAATCGAACGGGAGCGCCCAACCGACGAGCGTCGTGACGCCGAACGCCTGGAGCACGCCGCGTTGGTACGAGGTCAGGAGATAGCGCTCTGACACCGTGAGGGTGAACGGCTCCTCGGTCATCAGCGGCATGATCTGCCCGGGGCCAGCGTCGCTCTGAAACGTCACGCGCGTGTCCACAGGCTCAATCGGCGTCCCAAGCGGTAGGCTCTGCGGCAGCGCCGCGGGATAGATCGCGTTCACCGGAGCCCGCTCTGCGGGCCATCCGGCTGCATCGCCTGCGACACCGGGCCGTTCGTGCGCATCTGACGAGCCATCGAGCCGACGAACATGATGTCGATCAGGTACTCCATGCTCGGCCCGCGCGAACGCCTCACCGTCGGCGGAGCCACGCCGGGCGGAGGCTGCACGTTGATGATCGTCGTCATGCCGCCGCCCATAGCGCGCAGCCCATTCGGCAGCGGAATCACCGCCTCCGGTCCGGCCTCGCCGATCAGAGCGCGCGTCGGTCGCGTCACGATCCCGCCGTGAGCGAATTCGGCCACATCGCTACCGCCGCCGCCGCCCCCAACCACGAGATTGCCGAGGCCGAGCAAGATGCTGCCCACCAGTGAGCCGGTCCCGCCGCTGCCCTTGCCGGTGATCGCGCCGACGATATCCGCCGCCAGCGCCTCGGCCTCCATCTTGATCAGCATCGCCGCGAAGCTCTGCAAGATGCCGGCGAAGCTGACTTCTGAGCCCTGGACCCATCCCTCCACCATGTCGCCGAACACCTGCTCGCCGAACTCGCCGAGCTGATTCAGCCGCGCCTCGAACGGAGTCACCACGGCGTCAATCTGCTTGTCGAACGTCTCGTTGATCTTCGCCTGTAGCTGCTCGATCTCGGCGGCGGAGCCCTGGAACAGCGCCTCGACGTTTCGCAGCGCGGCCTCGCGCTCGAGCTCGAGCATCGACACGCGGTCGAGCGTCGCCTCTTGCCATGCCGCGTTTATGCGTTCCGCTGCGTCGGTGCGCTGCTTCACGAGCGCATCGGCGGCATCGGCTTCGAGCTTGAAGCCGCGGAGCGCGGACTGGTACTCCTCCGTGCGGATGCGGTCGCGCTCGCGCGCCGCCGCCTCGAAGGCACGCACCGAAGCGGCTTCTGGAGCGCGCGCGCCGGGGGCCGGGAGGCCGTCCGGAATTGTGCGGCCCGCGCGAGGCTCGGGCGGGCCGACGAACGGGCCTCGTGCGCTCGCTACCGTGAGCGCGCGCTGCAGCTGTTCGAGATCGATCAGGGCTAGCTCGATCTGCCGCTGCGTCTGCGCCTGAATGTCGAGCGGCTTTCCTGTGAGCCGTTCCGAGCTGAGCTGAGCCCGAAGCGATGCCACGCGCTCCTCGGCTTCGAGCGCCCTTGCGTTCAAATAATCAGCCGACTCACCCGCGAGTGCTGCGGCGGTGGTTGCGTCGAGGATGCCGCCGCCTTCTGCCCGCACGCGGTTGAACTCTTCGATGGCATCGGTGAGCCGGAAAATGCCCTTCGCCGCGTCGATCGTGTCAACGACAAGCTGCCCGAGACCGGCCGATAGTTCTCCGAGTCGCCGAATCGTTTCGTCATCGAGAGCGTCCGAGATGCTGTCGAGCCCTTCGCCGACGCCGAACAGGCCATTGGTGAGCTGCGTTGTGACGACCGCGCGCAGCGTTCTGAGCCGATCGTCCAGCTCCTGTACCGCCGCGACCGTGCGCGAGTCGATCGAGACGCCGAGAGCGGCGAGCCGCTCCGTCAGCCGATCGACGCCAGCAGCGCCGTCACGCATGAGCAGGACGAACTGACGGCCCGCGCCGCCGAACGCCGCCGTCGCGAGAGCGAGCGCCTCCTGCTCGCTCCGCGCTCCCGCGATGCGGTCGGCGTAGAGACGAAACGCCTCGCTCGTGCTACCTGCGCTCTTGAGGTTCGCGAGGAACGCAGGATCGAGCTTCTTGAGCAGCCCAGTGAGCCGACCGGTTCCGGCCTCGACCTGGCCGAGGTTTCGCTGAAACGTCAGCAAGCCCTCGCTCGCCTGCTCGGCCGTCCCGCCGTTCAGCTCGAGCGCAACCTGGAGCTGGCGCAGCTCGGACGCAGCGATGCCCGTCTGCTGCGAAAGATCGCCGAGCCGATCGAGCGCAACGAACTGCTGGCGCGCGAACACCGCGACTGCCGCCGCGCCTGCGGCAACGGCAATCGAGAGCCGCGAAAAGGCACGGCCGACCCCTGACGCAACGGATTCGAGCCGCTGCGAGGATCGGGCCATGCGAGCGTTCGCCTGCTCGGTCTGCGTCGCGATCTTGGACAGCTTGTCCGTCGCGCGCTGCAAGGTCAGGTCGAAACGCTCTGCTCGTGCTTCGAGAGTGGCGACCAGTCGTCCGAGGTCAGCCGCCATCGCTGCCCTCCTCCCGCCACCACTTGACGATGAAATCCTCTAGCGCGGGAGGTCGCCCACCCGAGGATCCGAACGCCATCCGCACCGACTGCACAATGAGCGCAGTCTGAATGTCCGAGCGCCGCGCCGTGAATGGCTCGATCGCCTCGAGCGCGCGCCACTTCGCGAACTCGGCCGGCGTCATCGTCTCACGAAGCTCGGTCAGCGTCTTGCCGAGAGCGAGTGCCAGCTTCAGCTCGAAGCGGGCGTACTCGTCTCGGCGGAGGGTTCCCCCGCGCGCGTCACAGCCTCCGGGTCGGCGTCGCTGAAGCGAAGGATCTCCATCAGTAGATGGGTGACAACCTCAGGGCGCATCTTTCCGATCGCCGCGACATCGGTGTCCGCCCACACTCGCTCGCCGCCGATCCCTGAAAGTGTACATTGAGCAATCACCCACGGCATCGCGCGCTTACTCTGTTCGATGTCCGCGCTGGCACGCAGTGCAGAGTAGGATTCTGTCTCCGTGAACTCCATTTCACGAACGGCCAGCTTTCCAAGAACAGGGTGATCTACGACTTTGGTGCGAACCTTTCCAAGATCGAGGAATCTTTCTCCAATCTCGGACATCAGACGTCATCCACCGTGTCGATCGGGGGCTCGATCGCGATCCCGATCTGCACCGTGGCGAGACCGCTGACCGGGAAGCTCTCGGCACCGCCCGACCAGTAGCCTGTGAACTGATCGCGCTTGCCGGGGGAGCCGCTGGTCGGATCGTGGAGCCGGAAACTCTTGAGCGTCATCGCGATCAGGTCGGTACGGATCTGCTGGTGCTGAACGAGCGCGCCGTCGTAGTGGAGCGTCGCGGAGAATGTCGCCTCGCCGATGTGCGTCGGCGTCCGCGACGTTCGGCCCTGCGGCGTCGCGTGGTCGGTCGTGTCCGCGAACTGCGGCTCGCCGGGGTTGTACTCGACGTCTCCGAGGCCCTGCACCGTCACGAACACCGACGCCGGAGCCGTTCCGTCACCAACCTTGAGTACCGCACCACGGGCGAGCTTCGCTGCCATTCGATGTTCTCCCTACGCGCCCGAAGCGCGGTTGTAGTAGACGAGCAGATCCACCGTGGTCGAGTAATAGACGCGCTCCGCCGCGGCGCCGGCGCCCGCCGACTCGGTGAACGTCGCGCCGACGAACGAAGCTCCGATCTGCGTCGCCGTCGGCCCGTACTGGAGCGCGTCCTCGACCTCGAACGAGAGCGAGTCGGACGCCTCGCGCGTCCATGCGGTCGCGACGACACGCACCGGGTAGCTCCTCACACCGGAAATGCCGACGTTCGCATGGACCTCGCCGAGAAACGTCTCCTGAGACCCTGGCACGATGAGCAGCGTTAGCTCATCGTCGCTCGCGAGCACCTGGCCGAGCGTCGCGTGCAGCGTCGGCATCGACGGCAGTGCGGAGAGTGCTGCCGTGATCGCTGCGAGAATCGCTCCGCGCTCCGTCACAGCCTAGACAGCCCGAGAACGGCCCCGCCCTCGCCGTCCGGGTTGATGTCGTCGATCCGATACGTGGTCCCGCGTGCGGTGATCAGGCCACCCACGGAAGCCGGAGGGTCGAAGTCGGCGAGCCTCACGCCAACCTGCGGCACGTTCGTCCGCTGGAGCATCCCGGTCTCGAGCGTGACCAGCGCGCCCTCGGCTTGGAACACGCCCCTGAGCTCGCTGCCCTCCGGCGTCGTAGTGATCTCGGACCCGCCAGCGGGCGTGTAGGAGATCGGATCCCCGAGCGCGCGCACGTTCGCACGCTGCACGCGGTCTGCGCGGTCGAGCCAGGAGGAGGGCATCGCCTACTCGGCGAAGGTCCAGTAGCCCGGCTCGAGGTGGCCCTGGCCGTCGCGCTCTGCGAAGCGCGCTCGCGGAACCCACGCGAGCGCGCCACTGTGGGTGACGGAGCGACCTTCACTCGGGCTCACGAAGACCGAGAGCTCGAGCGAGCCGTCCTCCGCCACACCAGCCACGATCGCCGGCCGCTCGCGGACGCTGTCGAGGAGGCTGTAGACCACGATCGTCCCGATGCACGGCCCAGGATCGGCGTCCTCTCGCCGAGCCAGGGCCACAGCACCACGGCGCGCCATCAGGCGCCGCGCCTCAACGGGAAGAGCGTCCGGGGGCGCGTGCAGATGTGCAGCGCCTGGGACTGCACCCGGAAGGTGCGGCGGCTCTTCGTGTCGCCGTTGTCCGGGTTCGGCACCACGTAGCGCGGGAGGCCGACGGTGTTCACCGTCTCGGCGTACTCCGCGGGTGCGTAGCGCGAGAGGAAGAGACCCGGGACGCCCACCGGGAAGGCGTGCGCCTTGTCGTCGGCCACGTACTTCGTCGCGCCGACTGCACCGCGGTACTCCTCCCACATCACGCCGGCGAAGTCGAGCGTGCGCCGGGCCGTCCGGCCAAGCAGGAGGCGCATCCCTTCGGGGAAACCCTTCATGGCGTTCCGCACCTCGGCGTGCGCCACCAGATCGTCGAAGAACTGGCTCGAGCACATCACGTGGATCCCCGTGTAGGGAAGACCGCCGAGATCGACCTCGATCGGCCGGATGATCGAGGTGTTCACCTTCGTCCGGAGCGCACCCTCGGTCGTGTTCCCGAAGTCCATCGCGACCTCGGCCTGCGCCGAGACGCCGAACGTGGTGAAGAGGTCGATCAGGGTCGAGCCGTCCGCGTCGAGGACCGTGCCCTTCATCGCGCCGATCCGCTGGTGCTCCTCGGTGGCGTCGATGCTCTGCGAGTGGTCGCCGAGTCGCTCCATCAGCTCCTCGGAGATCGTGCGCAGCTCGCTCTCGGACCCGAAGGCCCGGATGCTCTGCACCTCGTCGGCCGTCACCGCGTCGTCGATCGCGATGCGGGAGGTCGGGACGTCGATCAGAGTGCGCAGGTTCTTCTGCCCCTGGATCGCCGGCGCGTTGCGCGGCGTGGTCTGCACCAGCACGAGCTGGCTGCCCCGCTTCTCGACCGAGACCTTCAGCGTGCGCACGCCGCGCGCTTCGAAGATCCCGAGCTCGCCGAGACGGCTCGGCACGTGGGGCCGATCGAGCAGAGCCGCCGTCAGCTCCTGCATCGAGAAGGCGTTCGAACTGAAGACGTCGAGGCTCGCCATGCTGGCGTTCTCCTAGGCCCGCGCTCTGCGCCGCGGCCCGAAAGCGGAGCGGCCGCCCTGCACTGCGCAGGACGGCCGCTTGTTCGACCCAGTGAAGGGAATTGGTGGCTAAATCAGCGAGAGGTGATTCCGAGCGCCGCGAGCTCCGCGACGGCCTTCGCCTTGTTCGCGGCCGAGATGCCGGCCGGCCAGACGAGCTCGGCCGCGTTCACCTCGGCATCGCGCACCACGACCGCGCCGCCCTTGTTGTCGGCACCGTCCGGAGCGGTGATGTCGTCGAGCAGCACGCCCGCGGCCACCTGCTCGCCGAGCGTCCCCGCCGCGTCGAGCTGGAGCCACTTGTCGGTCCCCGGCGCGACGTCGAGATAGAAGCCGTCGCCGACCGCGAAATCGGTCGCGCCGTCCGCGAGCGTGAAGGCGAGGCCGCCGGCCGAGAAGGCCGACGCCACGTTGCCCGACTCGACCAGGTTTCCGTCCGGGTCGAAGACCATGAAGGCGCCCGCGTTCGCGGCGGCAGCGATGACCGTGAGGCGGTAGCGGCCCGCCTTCGCGGGCCCGGTCACGGTGATGGCGCCCATCGTGCCGTTGCCTGTGTTGCCGGCGAACGCCGTGGCGGTGGCCGTCGCCGAGATCAGGCGCTTGCCGACCACCATGGCGGCCTTCAGCGCCCGCACGGCACCGGAGCCGGCGAGAACGATGGCCCGCTCGACGGACCGCGTGCCCGTCGCGAGGGAGTAGACGAAGCCGCCAGCGTGCTGGGTTTCCGTGAGCACCATCGGTCAGACCTCCACCCGAGCGCTGGTCGCGCGCTGCGCGCGGCCCGGGTTCATCATGGCGTTCCACTTCGCGTAGATCGCCGAGGTGTCGATCTTCCGGCCGCCCGCGGCTACCGCCGGTGCGTGACCGTCGATCTCGTCGCCGGCCGCGCTCGCGCGCGCCTCGAGCAGTGCGCGCCGGACCTCGGCGACGCTCGTACCATTCTCGATCCAGCCCGCCGCCCGCTCCGGGCTGCCGGCCAGTCGGCAGAGATCCTGGATCTCGGTGACCCGGGACCGTTCGGCATTGATGCCACCGTCGCGCGCGGCGTTGATGTCCACCACCTGAGCGCCACCCAGCGCCGCGGCGGCCGGCTGAGCGCCGGGCTGTGCCGGATCGGCCGGCATCGTCTTCGTCGGATCGGCCATGCTGGCCTCCTCGGTTGCCGCGGGTTCCGTTCGCGTGCCGGACGTCGCGGTCGCCGCCGGCACGAACACTCCACTCCCCTGCGCCTTCTTCACCAGGCGCTCGACCAGCTCCTCGCGAAGGGCGATCCCATCGACGAGACCCTGTTCCTGCGCTTCGCCGCCGAGATAGATCGCTGCCTCCTGAGCGCGGATCTTCTCGTCGGTGAGGCCCTTACGACCAGCCGAAATGGCGTCGATCACCTCGACGAACGCGCCCTCGACGAGGCGCTCGAGTGTGGCGCGGCCATCCTTCGAGAGCGGCCGGTTCTGTGAGAGCTCGTTCTTGTGGCGCCCGGTCACGACCTCGGTGGTGGTGATGCCGATCCGCTCGTCGTACTTCGACCAGTCCGTGTGCGTCGCGATGACGCCGAGGCTGCCGAGGATCGCCGTGTTCCCGTTCGCGGCGAAGATCTTCGAGGCCTGCGCAGCGATCACGTACGCCGCCGACGTCGCCTGCTCGTTCGCGATCGCCCACACCGGCTTCACGGCGCGGACCTCGCGGATCCGGTCGGCCAAGGCGAACTGTTCGGCGTGCACGTCGCCGCCAGGACTGTCGATGTCGAGCATGATCGAGTGAACCGCCGGGTTCGCGGCGAGGTCGTCGACCGCCGCCCGGATGTCGGTGTAGTCCTTGCACCAGGAGCCCTGGAGCAGCGCGCCGCGGATCTCGATCACGCCGACGCCGCCCTCGAGCACCTCGCACGCCTGGACGGCGCTCGACCAGCCGAACCGGATCGCCTGGAGCGCCGCCCGGTCACGGATGGCGAAGGCGTCCCGAACCTGGCGCAGCCACTCGGGCGACAGGGCGACCACCGGCTCGTCGAGCAGGCGCCGTGCCTCGACGAGCTCGCCGAAGCGGCTGGGGAAGGTCTGATGGTCACGCGGCACTCGCAGCACCCCCTTCTTCTCCCTGCCCGCCGGCAGCCGGTTCCGTCAGCGCGGACGCGCGAGCGGATCCGTCACCGTCCGAGGACGGGTTGCTGTCGAGCACTAGCTCGAGCTCGCGCTCGCGCGCGCGTTCGGCCGCGAGCTCACGGTCGAGCTCCTCGACGTCGATCTGCCGCTTCGCCACCTCGCGGGCGCGCGTCGTGAGCCCGGCGCGGATCTCCCGCACCGTCGCCCGCACGTCCTTCTCGGGGTCGACCCAGTCCCAGCCCGGCGGCAACCACGCCGCGCGCATCACGCCCGCGAGCGCGCTTCGCGGGACCTGGATCCGGCCGGACAGGATCGCGGTCTCGACCCACCGCCTCCACACCTTCCGGCAGAACTGGAAGATCAGCACCCGCTGCTGGAACTGCTCGAGCCGACGGCGCATCTCGAGGAGCCCCGTGCGGATGGAGCTGAAGTTCACGCTCCGGAGATCCCCCGTGAGCTGCTCGTAGGTGACGCCGGCGCCGGCCGCAAAGTAGAGCAGCTGCATCCGCATGAACTGCTCGTAGGCCGCGCCCACATCCGGCGGATCTGTGAACTGCATCTCGTAGCCGTCGGGCAGCTTGTAGACCGTTCCAGGCTCTAGACCAGCGAGCGGCGTCCCGTCCTCGTCCTCCTCGATCGGAGCGCCGCTCTCGCTGTTCTCGCCGAAGATGTCGAGATCGCCCTTCGTGCGAAGGTAGCCAGAGAACATGTTCCCGAGCATCTGCCGTTCGACCACGGCGTCGTCGTACTTGTCGAGCGTGTAGATGCGCGCGAGCACCGTGGCAAGCGCCGGGATGCCACGGATCTGACCGGGACGCATCACCTCGAACACGTGCGCCACCTGTGACGCCGGAACCGGCACAACCTCGGCGCTGCGCAGGCTCACGAACTCGCCCGGGTGCTCCCTATACATGTGGTAGGCGACGCGCTGCCCGAGCACGTTGAACTCGACGCCGCTCCGGATCCGGCGACCGTTCCCGAACTCCTCGTTCCGGCTCGCGTCACACAGTTCGGCCTCGAGCACCTGTAGCTGCAGGGGAACCGCGAGCCCATCGTCGGGCCTACGATCACGGAATCGCACGAAGGCTTCGCCGCCTTCGCGCTGCGCGCGGCAGATCGTCGCCTGCTGCCCGTAGAAGTCTTCGTTCCCGTCGGCGTCCGACTGCTCCGTCCACTCCTCGAACGCCTCGAGGATGTGCGCGCGCAGCTCGTCGTTCTCAGTGCGCGGTCGAGGGCGGATCCCTTTCCCAACCGCGTTCGCCACGAACGACGCGAGACCCGCGCTCGCCCAGCCGTTCTTGCGATGGACGTCGCGAGTGCGGTCGCGGATCAGCGGAACCTCGCCGCTGATCAGAGAGTTGATGCTACTCCGACTCGCTTCCCAGTGGCGCGCTCGCCGGCCGGTGCCGCCGGCGTCCCAGCCCTGGCTTCGGCGTGCAGGGATCGTGCGCCCGAGGTGATCGTACAGCCGCACCGCCCTGGCCATCACCACCCGCTCCGCGTTAGGAAGCGCGTCCGGTAGGTTCTGGGCTTGCCATCGACCTTCGCGATCGCGTCGTCGATCGTCGCAATCGCCTTGTCGATCTCCTCGATGCTCCGGTAGGTCACCTCCCGGTCGAGATTCCGAATCCGCAGCTCACCGCTACCGCGCGCGGCCTCGAGCGCTGCCTTCTGCGCCTGGAGCTCGGAGAGGGTCGCCACTGCTCACCTCCCGAGGTACTGGCTCTTCCAGACGCGCGGCTTCTTCTTCGGCGGTGCGCTGACGGCTTCCACTTGGTCGGTCTGAGGAGCGCTCATTGTGGGCGGCGGTGCAGACGGACGCGGGCCGCGGCTAACGCGCTGCTCGGCGTCACGAATCAGCCGCGCCTTCGCGCGCTCGAAGCGCAGGCCGAACGTGATGCAGCCCTGGAGCGCCGCGTAGCTGCAGACGCTCGTGTCAAGCACCTCGTTGCGCGCGTTCTCGTTCTTCTTCTTCCAGACGTAGCGAAGGTGCCTACCCTGGTCGTACTTCGGGACCGCGTGCTCGGAGGTGAGCTGCGCGAACCACTCCGCGCTGCACCACTCGATGATCGGGAAGTGGACGTAGCCTGGCCCCGGCGACTGAATCCGCAGGCGCGAGTAGATCGCTTCCTTCGCGGCGTCGACACCGACGATGAAGAGGCGGACGCGACCGATGTTGTTGAGGCTCGCCGAGGGCGGCCACACGGAGCGCTTCTTCCCGTGGCCGGCCATGCCCTTCAGCGCGAAGACGAACTGACGCGATCCGTCCGGCATGGTGCGCCGGAATCGCGGCCTGGTGTAGCTGTAGACCGCCTGCGTGTGATGGCCGCCGGTGTCGATCCCGACGCCACGGATGTAGGTGTCGGCTCCGGAGTCATGCCGGCGCGGTGCGACGAGCAGCCCGTCGAGCTCCTTCCAGACGGCCGGCGCCGCCGGATCGCCATGGAGGACGTGATACTCGAGCGCCCAGGATTCCTCGCCTTCACCCCAGGCGTCGACCTTCACTTCGAGCCGATCGTCCTGGACGTCGACGCCGGCGGTCAGCAGGACTGCGGCAGCAGGGATCACGGGAGTGCCCTCGCGCGTCGGGTACACCTCGCGGCGCCCCTCGAGCCAGTGCGCGTCGAGGCCCTGACCCCGCTCCTCCCACGTATCTCCGCGCCACGTGTTGACCCACGTCTTCAGCCGGACTGGATCCTTCTCGACGCGGCAGAACTCCTTCGTGATGTCCACCCACGTTGCGTTCGGCGAGAGTGAGTAGGCCGACCAGATTCGGAAGCCGGCGTGTCCTTCGAAGGGCGCGTGCGCAACCCAGCTCCCGCGCTCGATCATGCGCGGCTTCTCGCGCTCCTCGATCGCAGTGTGGCACTTCCGGCAGAGGTAGTAGACCTCCTCCGGTCGCCCAGCCGGCCACTTGAAGCCGTAGTCCTTGTCCTTCCCGCCCCACTCGAGCGGCTGCTCCTCGCGGCAGTGCGGGCACGGCACGTAGTAGAGGCGTCGGTCCGACTCGTGGTATGCCTTCTCGATCCTCGAGCTGCCCTTGTCGAGCGGCGTGCTGCCGAGGAAGAGCTTCCGTCCGAACAGCGCCTCGCGCGTTCGGTTCCACGCGAGCTCGATCGGGTCGCCTTCTTGCCCCGCCGACGCGGGATAGGCATCGATCTCGTCGCACGCCGCGAAGCGTGCATGGATGCGGCGAAAGCCCCGTCCGGCGTTCGCGCCCGCGAGCCAGAGCGTACGGCCCAGGAACTCCTTCGAGAGGATCGTGTTCCCGCTGTCGCGCGACCGCGGGTCCTTCACGAGGCCGTGGAGCACCTCGTTCTCGCGGAGCGCCGCCGCCAGTTCCTTCTTGGAGTAGCCCTCGGCGTCCTCGACCGTCGGCTGCACGACCAGGCCGGAGCACGGGTCCTGCGAGATGTGGTAGGCGATGAACGCCGTGAGGATCTGCGTATACCCGACCCGCGCCGATTTCATCACGCTGACCTTCTCGACTTCGTGATCTGTCAGCGCGTCCATGATCGCGCGTTGGTACGGGTAGGTGCGCCACTTCCCGCCGTACTCGGCGGGCATGTGGTAGTGGAGGTCCGCCCACTGGCTGAGCGTCAGCCGCGGGGGCGGGCGGAAGAGCTCACGGATCTCCCTCGTCGGGCTTTCGGCGAGTGCGTGGTAGACCATCGTCCGCGAGCTCCGTCAGCGCCTCGTCGACGAGCTCACCGAGCGCGAGGATCGCCTTCTTCTTGAGACTCGGGATCCGCGCGCGGGCGTGCGCCGGGAGCGCCCTCAGCTTCTCCTTACAGGCGAGGGCCAGGCTGGCCCAGTGGCTCTTCACGTCCTCTCGTGCGAGCAGCTCGCCACGCAGGAGCGCGTTCTTCAGCTCTGTCTGCTCCGTCTGCGCGCGCGCCAGCTTCGCGCGTTCCATCGTGAGATCGAGCCCAGCGCCGCCGAGGTAGATCCGTTCTAGGGCGGCCGCGGTTCGGTAGTAGACCTCGCGCCCCGTTCGCAGGGACGGCTCGATCGACGGAGGTTCCGAGAGCCGGCGGCGGATCCACTCGTCCGTCTTGCCGGTCGCCTCGTGCAGCTGCGTGATCGTGGCTTGTGTCCACGGCTTACGGCTGGTCTGCATACCCGGCTTCCGGCGGCGATCTCCCTCTTGACCGCTGGATCGGGAGCCGGCGACGCCGCTCTAGAGCATGGGCTCGGCTTCCTCGACGAATCGCCCGGCCTCCGTGTCCATCTTCCCTCCGGTCCAGATCCCAGAGAGGCCGAGCAGCAACGTAACGATGATGCCGATGCCGGCCCAGAACTCGCCGCGCCTGATGAAGCCGCGAAGATCGCCGCGCACATCGTCGAGCTTGGAGCCGAGTGCGTTCGTACGTTCTTCGAGCTTAGCTACGGAACCCTGTAGACCCATGAGCATCTGGACTACCCGGCTTCCTGGCGCACTCTGGCGCTAGCCCGCTAGAGCGCCGCGGGTGAACCCGTGGCTGCATGTGTCCCGAAGGACCCAACAACAACCACGGAGCTACGGGACCGCTCTCCGCGTCTTTCGCGCTTGGTCTTTCGGGCGTGGCAGTTGGAGCACAGCAGTTGGTACTTGGAGAGAACGAAGCCGAGGCCGTGCTTTCGATACTCGGCCATGATCCGTCCGCCGCGGCGCCCGCTGCCACCACTGGCGGGCCGATCGAGCTTCCCATCCCCTCGGATATGGTCGATTTCAAGGACTTCGAAGTCATCGCCAGCGCAGCCTGTTGATTCGATCACATTGCAGCGTCCACCTAGCAGCGCAATCGCGGCTGCTATGTCTCGTTCCTGCCGACGCCTACGGCTTCGCGCGCAGGCGGAGCAGTCGCTGCTCCGGTGTCAACGCTATGCGCGTTCGAACGCAACCCTTCGATGTCAGGCCGCTCGCCTTCAGTCGAGCCTTTCGCCGCTCGTACCCGCGGCGGCGAGACTCCTTGGCTCTATCGGGATGTCGCTCGGCCCATCGTCGCGTGTATTCGGCCGCCTTGGCACTGTTTCGCTTCTGCCAGGCCGCCTTCTGGTCTGGGGAGTACGACACGTCTACGCGCTCGCGCCCCAGATCGCGATGTCGTAGACCGCGGAGGCACCGGCCGCGTTGACGATGTCGATCAGATCGCCGGTGGCTGCGGTCACGACGATGCCGGCCGCGCTCGGCCAGGCGAGCATGATCAGGCTGCCGGCGTGCGCGGTCACGAGGTCGCCAGATGCGCCGAGGAACGGCACGCCATTGGCGGGGCGGGTGAGGCTGAGGATCGTGGTGTTCGCAGTCGCTGCGAAGAGAATCAGCCCCTTGATGCGCGCGGGCGCGAAGGGTGCGCCATCGACATCGAGGAGCCCGCCGCCTGCGAGGTCTAGGCTGTCGATTGCGCCAGTGGTGACGGTGCGCTGATCGACGAACAGCTTGTCGGCCTGGTTGAGGCCGACGCCGCTCGCGAGGCTGATGATCTTCTCGTACGCCCACGGGATCGTTCGGACGGTCGAGAGGTCGCCAGTGGTCGAGTAGGTCGAGGCGACGTTCAGCCCAATGCGGGTGACGAGGGGCATGGATTCTCCCTAGCGGCTGCGCCGCAGGTTGATCTTCTCGAGCACACGTGCCGCCTTGCGCGGGAGCTGCTTGATCACTTCGCGGTGGGCGACGCCGAAGAAGTCGAACGTGGGCTTGAGCCTCACGCGATCGACCAGCGCGTAGGCGAGCCGCCCGGCTCCGCCCTTCTCGCGCTTGATGATCTTCCCTCGCGCTCGGTCGAGGTAGCCGCGGGTTCTGCCTCGAGCTCGGCGCTGGAGGAGTGCTTGCGGCGTGTCCGCAGCGACGATGCGCCCGCTCTTGCCGCGCTTCACCACGCGGAGATTCGGCACCGCAATCTTGCCCTCGAAGTCCGGGCCGACGCGAGGGTCTGTAGCTGCGATGGACGCGCCCTCGACGTGGCGCTCGAGGATCACGCGGCCACCGCGCCGCAGGTAGAGGTCAGTGCGTAGCTTGTCGGGTGTCGCACCAACGAACAGCACGGAGTTGGTCAGGAACTTTTCGGTGCTTCCGCCAGGCCCGCCAGCGAACAGGAACACGCCGCGGATTTCGTCTTGGACGGCGAGGCGGGCGTCGAGGGTGACCTTGTTCAGCAGCTCGGCGATGGCGCGCGGGCCTTCGTGGCGCAGGGCTTGGATCGCGTCTCGAACCTCGCGCGTGTCGAGGCTGATCGAGACGGCAACCATCACGCACCCTGGGTAAGAGAAGGCCCGCCGGTGTGTCAGCCGGCGGGCCAGCAGCTCGCGCGAAGTCCGCGGCCTGCACTCTCCCGGCTGTGCACGCCCCCCGACGATTCCAGGCGAATGAGTGCAGCCCGCGCGATCATAGATGATTGATGCCCTGTTCCCGGAGGGAAGTCGAGCCTTTTCGCACGCGCTCGACGCAGATTTTTGTGCACTCTTGTGCACGCCGCGCGCCTCGTGCTCAGTCGCTGCACAGTCGGTGCTCAAGAGTGTTCCGCGTGGAACGTTCCACGCTCTTTTCCGACCTGCGCGATCTCCGCCGCCTCCACGGTCCACCACGACTTCAGGTTGCAGCTCCGCCGCTCGCCCGTCTTCAGCTCGCCGCGCACGATCATGCGGCGGACGGTCCAGACGCTGCAACCGAGGAGCTGCGCAGCCGTCGAGAGCGCGATCCTTCGTCCCGCCATTCCTTCCACCCCCTGTGCAGCCGACGCTCGATCACGTCGCGCGCTCGCTTGCACGCCTCGCGCACCTTCCACTCGCTCCACCAGCGGCTGGGGGTGACCGCTTGGGGGAACAACTCGGCGCCGAACTCCGCTGCGACCGCGTAGCTGCGGCCCTTACCCTCCGTCCACACGGCGAACGCTCGTAGGTCGAAGCGCCACTCCGCGTCCGTCGCATCGCGCGGCCTCGTCTCGATCACGCGCCTCAGATACACGAGGATCACGGCGGCGTGCTCGACGGGCGCCAGCTCCCCGCGGCGAACGCGCGTGGTCGGGCGCTTCTTCCTCGGCCTCGCTGTCTCCCGCTCGCTGGACCGACTGCGGCCCCGCGGCTCGAGCAGCGGCACGCTTCGGCCCTTCCAGGGTGATCCGCAGCTCGCGCAGACGTCCATCTCGCGCCCGCGGCGCCCTCTCTGCGTGCGCGGCCCGCCACCACAGCGATCGCAGGCGTCCCTCGTCTCGTAGAGATCGAGGCTCCTTGCCTGTCCTCCGCCATTCGCAAGGTCGAGGTACGTGCGCAGCGCATCTTCAGCGTCCCGGATGCCGGCGAGCGGATAGCTCATGCCGCCCCCTGCCCGAGCGGCCTCGCCTCGAAGCGCTCCTCGTTCCAGCCACCTGCGAGAGGGTTGAGCGCGACGAACTGGATCCACGGGAAGAGCGATGCCGCGACCTTCACCTTCACGCGCGCGTCCTCCTGCCAACCGGCGCGGCCGCGGTGGCGCCCCTTCGTCCACGTCGCCTTCACCTCGTGCGCCTCGAGCGTTCCATCCGCGAGCAGCACCACGAAGTCTGGCGTGTAGAAGGTGCTGTCCGCGAGCCGCAGCTTCAGCGGCTCGAAGGCCCACCACTGGAGCTCACCCGCGCGCCGCCGCAGCTCGAGCTGCTGTGCGTAGGCGCGCTCGGTGCGGTTCATGGCGGGCTGCGCGAGAGATAGGCGCAGATTCAAAGGAACTTCTCCGCGACGATCTGCTCTTCGCCCCGGAACCTCGAGTGGGCCTGCTCCAGCGCGATCTGCTTGCGTTGGTTTGCTGTCGCCTGCGCGGTGACCCGCTTCGCTTCCTGTCGGAACGCACGGTTCGTGTCTCGCGCGCGATCGCGCCTCGTCTTGGACCGCGTGGCCTTCGCCGGCGCGATCGTCGAAACTGGGGCCACTTCCGGCTGCCTCATGCCGTACTCCGGCGGCAGCTCGGAGCCGAATCGGAGCGCTTCTCGGTAGCTCTCGGCCCAGAGCTGGCAGGCCTCGGCGTCGCACGCGATCGTGACGCCCTCGATGAGACGCGAGGGCGTGAACGCGCCGCCGCACGCGCGGCAGAGCGCGCGACCAGCGCTCCACCAGCCAGGCGCGCTCCGGTCCGCGGCCGGCATCAGAACGGCAGGTCCGCGTTCTCGGCACGCTGCTGCCCTAGAGCGACGCGCGTCATCGCGTCGGGCTCTGGCAGCGCGATGCCGTGCTGCCGATTGAGGCGGCGGAACGCTTCCCGCGTCCGAGCGCGTTGGCGTTCTCGCTCCGCTTTGCACCAGGCCGGATCGGGCGCGACGAACGTGACCCCCGCCGGCGCCGCCAGCCCGAGCTTCACGTAGAGCGCTTCGGTTGGCGCGTAGCCGAACGATCGCCGGAACTCGTACCAGTCGGCCATCGAGAAGTGCTCGAGGTAGTACCTGAGGACCTTGACGTTCTCCTGCTCCGCCTGCTCGTCGGCCTTCGTGCCGGGCTTGCCGTGCCAGGCGACGCGCAGCAGCCACGGCACGGGCGGCGGGCTCTTCTGCTCCCACGTCGTCTCGGCCCACTCGATCGCGCGCTCGAGGCGATCGATCGGAAGGCGCACCAGCGCGCGCGCATAGGCACCTGCGCGCTGTGGGTCGTTTCCGCGCTCGTACAGCGCAAAGAGGCGCTGCACGGCGCGGAAGACCATGTCCTCGTGCTCGCTGCGTCCCTGGCTCATGCTCTCCCCTGGCCGCGGTAGGCCTCCCGGATCTGCTCGACGGTGGGCGGGGCATCGAAGCGCTTCAGCGGCGAGGCGCGCGCCTCTGTCGCTGTGCCGCCTCCGAGCTTGTGCTGCTTCCAGAACGCGAACATGCGTTCCTTCACGGCAGCGGTGAGTGCGTCGCGATCCGGCCGCGGCATCTTCTTCGCCGCGAGGTCCTTCCGTGCCGCCGCCACCAGGTGCGGGAGCGACTCGACGAGCCATGGCAGCGCGCGCTCGCGGTTTTCGGCTCCGAGCAGGTTGATCAGCTTCTCGGCCTCGAATCCTTCCGCCGGATCTTCGGGCGGCAGCGGTTCGGGGGCTGCAGGTTCGGTCGTAGGTGCGGCGGCGGGAGCCGCCGAAGCGGCCGGAGGCCGCCTCTTCTTCCTCTGCTCCTGCCCCTGCTCCTCTGCCCCTGCCCTCTGCCCCTGCCCCTGCCCTACGACCTCGGCGGAATTCCGCCGGACTTCCGGCGCGGGTTCCTGCGGATGTCCGGCGTACCACTCATCTGCTGCCCTGCGCTCGTCCGCCGGCAGGTATCCGAGCTTCGGCGCGGTGCCGTTTCCGAAGCGGCGCCGCTCCCGCCCGAGGCGCATGTGCACCGAGCGGTCCGCGTGGTCGTGCCAGTCGTGGGTGTAGAGCCGTGCCGCGCCAGCGACGCGATCGACCCAGCGCGAGGCGACGAGGGCCTCGACTAGCGCGCCAGGCTCGCCATTCCACCCGATCCACGCCTCGATCTCCTCGTCGGAGTGCTGCCCGATCGAACCATCAGCAGCGTTCGCGGCGGTGAAGTGCCAGAGCAGCTCGAGGAGTCCAACAGCGAGCGCGCGCGGCCCGCCGACCCGACGCTGGAAGGTGGCGAACTTCGCCTTGCCCGTGACCAGCCGAAGCATCTACGCCGCCTCCTCGCGCTCGACGGCGCGGGCTCCGAACGCGAGCTCGATGAACCAGAGCTTGTCCACGCGGCGGAGGTCGATCCTCTCCGGGTGCTCGCGAATGAAGCGGCGCACGGCACGGTCGGTGATGAGGAGCGCGTCACCGCCTTGCTGCGGCGTCCGGTCGGTCCGGCGCGGCTGCGCGGAGAGCCAGCGATTCCGAATCCACCCCGCGACCCGATGGTTGTCGATCCCGAGCAGCGCGGCCAGGAGCGCCTGCGTGTAGCCCTCGCCGACGACCTTCTGGAGGTGGAGCCGCTTCGCCTTCAGCTTCACCGCGCAGACGGTTCGGCCCGTGTGCTTCGCGAGCCACCGCCAGCTCTTCGTGTAGGCGTGGCGCTGGAGCAGCTCGATCTGATCGGCGCTCCACGGCTTCTCCTTCGTGCGCGCGACGCCGAGCGCGACTGCCCACTTCGAGACCATCCACGCGGGGACGCCGAGTTGCTCCGCGATCGCCCGCCGGTTCTTCGAGTCGTACTCGCGCAGGATCAGCTCGCGCGCAGAGTCGGTGAGCACGTACTTCGGCGGGAGGCCGCCGCGGCGCAGCGGTCCGGCGAAGTTCACAGCTGCTCTCCACCAACGATCTGTCGCAGGGCGTCGAGGTGATAGGAGAGTCTGCGCCGCAGCTCGTCGCTGCCAGCAAGGCGATCCTTGATCGCGTACTCGGTCGCCACCTCGGGGTCGAGCCCGAGGGTGCGCAGGGCGTCGGTCAACCGCTGATCGCGCTTCGCATCCTGCTCGGCGTTGTAGAGGCGCGCGCGCAGCGATCGGAACTCCTCGTGCAGCCTGCGGGACACGCGGTGGCCGAGGTCGGCCTTCTCCTCTTGCTCGGCGAGCCACTCGCGCCAGTACGAGAGGCGATCAGGCTTGTGCTCAGCGCCGATCGTCGCCCGCCACATCAGCACGTAGATCATCACGCCGACCGGCGGCTCGATCTTGCGGACCACAGCCTTGCGCTTGGTGAAGAGACGCGTGCCGCTCGCGCTCGTCTCGATCAGCCCGATCTCCGGCGGCAGCTCCGCCAGCTGGATCACGCGGGGCGGCGCCACAAAATAGAACTCGTGGCACAGGTCGAGATAGGTCTCCCACTTCGTATCGCGCAGGAAGTCGGAGCGCGACACCTTGATCTCGTAGCCGACGGTGGACCACTGCGACCAGCTCTTGCGCATCGCCCAGGCGTCGAGCACTCGGAGCTTTGCGCCGTAGCCATGTGTGGGGCCGCCCTTGCACTGCGCCACGAACACGTCGCCCGCGTGCCGGTCGGCGAGCAGACGCGAGACGTCCTCGGAGCTGACCTCCACAAACGTTCCCTTCGCGCGCAGCGTGCTCACGAGACCGCGCCGCCGGCACCCGGGGTCCGCCGCGGCGCTGTTGCGCGCCTCGTCCATTCCGCTCACCCCCCCTGTCGCTCTGGCCTGGAGCGCCGGGGTCGAATCCGGCGCTCCAGGCACTCAATGGCGGCTAAGCCGCTTGGCATCTAGGCCGGGGCACGTTTCCGTGCCATTGGCCACCTTTCGATTCGCCCACTCGGACGCTTTCCTCGTCGCGTGCAGTCGCAGCTCATCGCCCGGGTGCGCAGTGCGAATGAGCCAGCCGTCCGCTTCGAGCTCATGCGCCCTCCGATCGATTTGCACGACCGTCAGCGGGCAGCCGGGAAGCACTGAGAGCTGGTTCGCCGTGCGTCCCGGATACCGCACTACCGCCGAGACGATCTGACCAGCGTGGGAGCGCGCGAAGCGCTCGGCGTCGAAGGCCGCGCGGTGGGAGCTGTTCGGGTCCGTCTTGCGAGCCCTCGCCCCCTCGAAAAACAGCGGCAGCTGCTCGGCGCTCACGCCCGCGCCCGATCGGCGGCCTGGTTCTGCGCCGCGAGGCCCTCGCCTTGCTGCCGCCGGTACGCCTGAATGGCTGCGGCCTTGTCGCGGATGTCCTTCACCTTGACGACAGACGTCACGAGGTGGAGCCGAACCGGCGGCAACGTGGCGACCTTCACCCGTGCCTCCTAGCGCCAGGCTGATTCGGCCGAACCTTCCGCATCCGACGGTGCGACATCGCCGCCCGCATGAACGTGCCGGCCCACTCCTCGCGCCCGGTTCGACACGCGAGCACCACCAGCAGCAACGCCGGCAGCGGGTGGCGCCGGTCGGGCGAGAGCCACTTCGAGACGCTCGAACGCCAGGAGCGGAGCCCTCCCGACCAACGCTGGAGGCGCGCGGCAGCGTTCACGATCTCGAGCCGCCGCTCTTCGGTGCTCTCGCTCCACATCCGCCAGGCGGAAAGCCGCAGTTCCTCGACCAGCTCTTCCTCGCAGCTCAGCACGGGGCCTCCTTCGGCCCTCACCCCCGCAGACGTGACGCGATGACGCGGCGCGGCCATTTCTCGCGGCGACGAATGGCTGCGGATGGCTATGCGCTTCGAGCAAAGAGAGAGCGCCGCGCGGCCCGTGGTAGGGTCGGTCCGGGGGGCGGGAGGCGGACGGAGGAACGAATGCGATTCGCGCTGCTCTTGCCCCTGCTCCTGGCCGGATGCTCCTACCAGGTCGCCGGCCTCACGCTGGCCTCGAACCGGAGCCTGCCGCTGAGGTTTGAGGTCTTGCAGCCCGGGGTCACCGGGGAGCGCTGCAAGGTGGAATGGACGGCTGGCCTTCGCCCCACCGTCGATGAGGCGATGGCGGACGCGCTCCAGAAGGTTCCCGAGGCGAACGCGATCGCGAACCTTCGGGCAGAGAACACCAGCTACTACATGGTGCTCCTGAACCGGAACTGCCTGAGCATCATCGGCGACGTCGTGAAGATCAGCGGGGAGTAGGACGTGGGGGCGAGTCGGTGTGAACGGCTCGCCCACTACGCTGCTGCCCCGGCGCTCTCGTCACCGTCGGAGACGGCGAGGTCCTCGAGCATCACGGTCCCGCCGTCCGGGCTCGGTTCAGCGCGTGTGGCACGGATGATCGCCAGCGCCGTGCTGGCGTTGCAGCTTCCACCAGAGGCGATTCGGCTCACGGTCCGCTGGGAGATGCCCCTCCCCGTCGGCTCGTGGACGCCCGCGCGCTTCGCGAACGCCTCCTGACTCTCGCCTCTCGTGTCCAGGTAGTCGGCCAGCCTCATGCGAGGTCAGGCTAGACCCTTTCGGCTAGACGGTCAAGCCGTTTTCGCGGCTGATCGCCCTAGCCGTTCGCGTCTAGTGTCCCGGCGGGGAGGCGGTATGGCTGAGGTTCGCATCTTCAAGACGCCGAGTGGCAAGGAAGGTCACGACCTGAACGACGTGATCCGCGGCGTGCTCGCCGAGATCATGGAGGCGAGGCACTGGAGCGAGAACCAGGCCGCTGCCGCCATCGGGTTGAAGCAGCGCTCCTTCAACCGCTTCATGAAAGGGCAGCACGGACTACGGGTTCAGTCGTGGAGCCGTCTCTGCGCTGAGCTCGAGATGAACCCCGTCGACTTCCTGCGGGCGCACGATCTGTACGACAAGGACGCCCGAGCGAAGCTGAGGTTCGCGAAGGACGTGATGTACGACCGCTTCCGCACGCTGCTTGGCAACGACGATGCGCGGAAGCTGCTGAAACTGCTCGACGAGGCGACGAACCTCGGAGCGTTCGAGGCCGTGATGGAGACCGTCGAGGCGGCAGTTCACGCAGCCAAGTCCGCGCGGCGAAAGGGAATCAGGAGCCATCAATCGGCTTAGTCGTTTCAGGCTTGACGACTTAGCCGAAAGGGTCTAGTCTCGGGGCATCCGATCAGGAGCCCAAAATGCCGGCCGCAGCCCGCCCCTCCCCGACCGCCCCTCTCCCCTCTCCTGAGCTGCCCGCCGCGCCGGCACCGCCCTGCCGGGCCTGCGACGGCGGCGAGAGCCCGCCGAACGATGACGGCGGCTGGACCTCGTGCCTGCGCTGCCACGGCGGCCACCGTGAGCAGGAGGTCGAGTGCGCAGCGTGCGGCGTGTGGCTGTCCTACGCGCGCGGCGAGGTGAGCGCCTCGCCGGAGGCCGACGAGCCGGTATGCCTCCGCTGCGCGGGGGTGCTCGCGCGGCTCGGCTGGTGCGGCGTCGAGGGCTGCCGCGAAATCGCCGAGCGCGTCTGCGCGTCGTGCGGGGGCCATCGCTGCGCCGAACATGCGCACTTCAGCGTCTCGGCAGACGAGCACTTCTGCGCGCTCCGGCCCGAGGCGTACCGGCAGTGGCGCACGATCACCTACTGCGACGCGCGCAGGCGAGGTGCAGCGTGAGCGCCGCGACCCAGCTCGAGCGCACCCTGCGCGCGTCAGTCTCGCTCGCCCACGTCGAGGGACGGCTCGCCGGCATTGCGCAGTGCATCGAAGACGAGGCCGCCGAGCGCGAGGAGCACGGGCACGGGGACGACGTGCTGCGGTTCTTCGGGTCGGAGCTGCGCGACGTGCTCCGTGACCTCGAGCGCTTCCCGCGACAGGTGCGGGCGATCGAGGGGCGAGCGTGAGCTTCGAGCGCCGTGGAGTTTCTTGGGGATCGCGCAGGCCCTTCGACTCTGCGCAGATGCATGGAGGGACTGGGGAACTTCGAATGCATGGAGGAAGCCCGGCCGTCGATGTCAGGTCGGCGGTCGGGCTCTGCCCTTGGTGCAGCGACGAGCCCGCGCTGCACCGCGTTAGCCACACGCTCTGCGCGCGCTGCCTGCGGCGCCTCATGCGCGAGGCGGCGACGGTCGGCGCCCTGCTCGTGCTGATTGTCGGCGCGTGGGCGGTGGTGCCGTGAGCACGATCCGCCAGAGCCCCGCGCTGGTCGTGCCCAGCGAGCGCATCGCCCACGCCATGCTGCTCGCGCAGCGGCGCGACGACGCGAGCGCGGCAAGGCGCGCGGCGCGGCGGCGGTTCTGGCGGCGCGTGCTCTCGAGCTTCTCAACCGGGCGCGAACGCGTCCACGGAGGTTCTCATGGCTGAATCAGTCGAGCGGGTGAACAGCGGAATGCCGTCGAGCGTGTCGGAGACGGCCGTGTCCGCGGTCGCCACCCAGGCGCGCGCGATGGTCGAGGCGCGCTTCGTCGTCGCCATGAACCGGCCGCGCGACGTGGACGACTTCCGCGCGCGGCTGCTCAAGGACTGCCAGCGGCCCGGGTTCGCCGAGGTGGCGATCTACTCGCTACCGCGCGGGGGGAAGAAGATCGAGGGCGCCTCGATCCGCTTCCTCGAAGCGGCCCTCCGCGCGTGGGGCAACGCGGACAGCGCGGTCCATGTCATCTTCGAGGACGACGAGAAGATGCTGATTCGCGTCACCGTGACCGACCTCGAGACAAACGCGACCTACTCGTCCGAGCACCGCATCGCGAAGACGATGGAGCGCCGCGAGCTGAAGAAGGGGCAGCGGGCGCTCGGGGAGCGCGAGAACAGCTACGGCGACACGGTGTATCTCGTTCAGGCGACCGACGACGATATCACCATGAAGATCAACGCTGCGGCCTCGCGCGCCATCCGCACGAACGGCCTCCGCCTGATCCCGGGCGATCTCGTCGACGAGGCTCTCGAAGCAGTCCGGCAGACGCAGCGCAAGCAGGACGCCACCGACCCGGACGCGGCGCGCAAGAAGGTGGCCGACGCCTTCTCGGCGATCGGCGTCATGCCGGCGGACCTGCGAGAATACCTCGGCCACCCGCTCGACCAGTGCAGCCCCGCCGAGCTCGTGGACCTGCGCGCGGTCTACGCCGCGGTGCGAGACGGCAACGCCAGCTGGGCCGAGCTGGTCGACGTGAAGCGCAAGGGCGCGGGCGAGCAGAGCCGCGACGAGGCCACGCTCGACGAGAAGGACCTCGCGAAAGTCGAGAAGGTGGCGGCCGACCGTGCGAAGAAGATCGGAGACGAGTCGATCACGGCGGCGGCGATCGTGGCCGCGGTGTGCGCCGAGGGCCGGCTCGGGAGCGCCTCCGAGATCCTGAAGGCCGACCTCCCGGCGGCGCTCAAGCGCATCGCGTCGTGGAACCCGCCGACGCGCGACGGGTGCGGCGACGCGCCCGCGCAGGGAGATCTGCCGGCGTGAACAACCTGAGTGCTCTGGCTGGGTTCTGCATCCCGGACAGGATCGCCGCGAAGATCCGCGTGGACGCCAGCGGTTGCTGGATCTGGACCGCGTATACCAATCCAGCCGGATACGGGCAAACTTACCTCGACGGGAAAGTCCGTTTCGCGCACCGCGCCATGGTCATGCTCTCTGGTACGGACATCCCCAACGGCTACGACGTAGACCATCTGTGCTTCGTGCGCGCTTGCGTTCGCCGTGAGCACCTGTCTGTGGCGACGCGGGCTCAGAATCTTGCGCGCCGCCCGAATCTCGATGCGTTCAACCGTGTGAAGTGGCGCTCTCGCACGCACTGCAAGCGGGGGCACGAGTTGACGCCCGACAACACGTACTCGCCGCCTTCGTTCCCGACGCGCAGGATGTGCAAGCTATGCCAGCGGGAGTCCGTGCGGAGTTCGCGTGTCTCTCGCGGCGTCCACAGGCTACCGCGGCCGGATAAGCGAACGCACTGCCCGAGCGGACATCCGTACGAAGGGGAGAATGTCGGTCGCGATTCCAAGGGCCATCGCTGGTGTCGGGCGTGCCAACGCGCGCGCAACCGCAAGCGAGGTCGGCGTGTCGCGTAACTCGTTCGCATACGTCGATGGCGCAGGGCGCCGACTCGTGAGCGTCACTGAGGCTTTGAAGATCGCCGGCTTAGTCGATCTGTCCAATATCCCCTCGGCGACGCTTGAGAGAGCGCGTCAACGCGGCGTCGATACCCACTCCTTTGTCGAGGGCATCGCGCTCGGCCTGATCGACGACGAGACGCCCGACCCGCGGATCGAAGGCTACGTGACCGGCTTCCGGCGCTTCGTCGCCGAGAGCGGATTCGTGACGAGCGCGGCCGAGCATCGGGTGATCCACGCAACCTACGGCTACGCCGGCACAATCGACCTCCTCGGAGAGATCGGCGCTGCGGCGTGGCTCCTCGACCTGAAGGCGACGGCCTCGATCCCGCCAGAGGCGAAGCCGCAGACCGCGGCGTATCGGATGGCGCTCATGCTGACCAGCGCACCGAGGCGCCGCGGAGTCCTGCACCTGCGGCCCGACGGGGCGTACCGGCTCGACGAGCACAAGAACCACCGCGAGGACGAGCAGGATTTCCTAGCAGCCCTGCGGATCGCCAAATGGAAGCTGCGTCATCAACTCGCTCGTCTGGAGGACTAACAGGATGGCCGAACCCGCAACCGTTCCCGTCGAGCCCGCGAAGGCGCTGGAGTCGAAGGTGCTCACCTGGCCCGAGCGTGCGCGCGCTCTCACCGTGGACAGCGACGAGCGCTTCCACGAGGCGGGGGGCCTGCTCGTCGGGATCAAGGGGCTGCGGAAGGAGATCGAGGATCACCACCGGCCCGTGATGGCAGCGGCTTTCGCTGCGCACAAGGCGGCGACCGCGGCGAAGAAGAAGCTTGACGACCCGCTCGACGAGGCCGAGCGCACGATCAAGCGCAGCATGTCCGCCTACCACGACGCGCAGGAGCGGAAGCGCCGCGAAGAGCAGGCCCGGCTCGAGGCCGAGGCGCGCCGGCAGGAAGAGGAGCGGCGCCTGGCCGAGGCGCAGGCACTCGAGGCGGAGGGCCGTCACGACGAGGCCGAGGCCGCGCTCGATGAGCCGAACATCGCTCCCGTGGCACCCGCACCGCCGCCCGTGCCGAAGGTCGGTGGCATCTCGATGCGCGAGACGTGGAGCGCGGAGGTGATCGACCTCGCCGCGCTCGTGCGAGCCGTCGCCGAAGGCAAGGCGCCGGTCGGGCTCGTGCAGGCGAACCAGAGCGCGCTCGACCAGCTCGCGCGGGCGCTCAAGGCGACGATGGCCGTGCCGGGCGTGACGGTGCGCCGGCAGACGGGCGTATCGGCGGGGTCGCGATGAAGGGCCCGATCATCTTCGCCGACATCGAAACCACCCAGGCCCGGATGATCCCGCTCGACGAGCTCCTCGAGAGCCCCACCAACCCCCGCCGGCGTGGCACCCCCGAGCAGGACCAAGAGCTGCTCGAGAGCGTGAAGCAGCTCGGCGTGCTGCAGCCAGTGCTCGCTCGGCCGGTGAACGGACACCTCGAGCTCGTCTTCGGGCACCGGCGGCTCCGCGCCGCGCAGGGCGCCGGCCTGGTCTCGCTGCCCGTGCTCGTGCGGGAGCTGTCGGACCTGGAAGTCATCGAGGCCCAGCTCGTCGAGAACATGCAACGCGCGGACGTGGCCCCGCTCGACGAGGCCGCGGCCGTCAGACGTATGACGGAGCTCGGCCGCAGCATCGACGAGGTGGCCGCGAAGCTCGGGAAGTCGCGCGCCTACGTCTACGCCCGGCTCAAGCTGCTCGACCTGGCCGAGCCCGCGCGCAAGGCGCTCGAGGAGGGGACCCTCGACGCCTCGCGGGCTCTCCTGATCGCGCGCCTGCCCAGCCCGAAGCTCCAGGCCGAGGCGACGAAGGAGATCACGCGCTTGGACTTCCGAGGCGAGGCGATGTCCTATCGCGAGGCCCGCGAGGCGATCGAGCGGCGCTTCCTCCTGCGGCTCGCTGAGGCGCCGTGGAAGCTCGACGACGCCGAGCTGCTCCCGGCCGCGGGCCCGTGCACTAGGTGCCCGAAGCGGAGCGGTAACCAGGTGGATCTGTTTACCGACGAGGAGCCCAAGGATCTCTGCCTCGAGCCGACGTGCTTCGCCAAGAAGAAGAGCGCGCACGGGAACCGCTTGGTCGCCGAGGCGAAGGCCTCCGGCGGGAAGGTGATCGCCGGGGCCGAGGCGAAGAAGATGTTGGACGCCTGGGGGCGCTTCTCGACCCCGCGCGGATTCGAGAGCCTCGACCAGCGCTGCTACGAGGACCCGAAGAGACGCACGTTCCGGCAGCTCCTGAAGGGCATCGACGTCGAGCGCACCGTCGTCGCCAGCTCGAAGGGCGAGGTGGTGGAGCTGGTCTCGGAGAAGGGGCTCCGGACGCTCCTAGAGGAGGCCGGCCACGACTTCAAGCGCACGGACGAATACAACCCGCGCACCAACCAGACGCGCCGCCAGGACCGCCAGCGCGTGCGCGAGATCGCTCTCGAGCAGCGCGCGCTCGCCCAGCTCGCCGAGCGCGCACCCCAGTTCACGAATGGCCTCCTCGAGGGGTGGCGCTGGCTCGCGCGCGCGACTGTCGAGGCCGCGTGGCACGACTCGCTCAAGCAGGTGGTCGCGCGGCGAGGCCTCGAGAGGCAGCTCTCCAAGGCGAAGCACGGGCCGAAGTACGAGGGTCTCGCCGAGACGCTCATCCGGTCGATCAACGCGGCCACGGTGGCCGATGCCCAAGGCCTCGCGGTCGAGATCCTCTGCGCCAGAAGTCTCCACTCGCTCCACCGGGCGCCCGACGACCGGTACGGGCGCGCGAACCAGGCCGCGCGCCTCGCATGTGATCTCGCGGACATCGACCTCGACGCCCTGCGAGAGGCGATCAAGGCGGAAGACGACAGCGCGCAGAAGGCGAAGCGGGAGAAGTCGAGGAGCCGCGAGGCGAAAGCCAAGGTGAAGGCTGCCAAGGCGCCTGCGAAGGCCTCGAAGAAGAAGCCCACGAAGACGGCGCCGGCGGCAACGCCAAAGGCCAAGAAGAAGCGGAGTTGACAGCTATCGAATGGACAGATTGCACGTGGAATCCCGTGCGCGGCTGCTCCGTCGTCTCGCCGGGCTGCAGCTCGTGCTACGCGATGAAGCAGGCGCACCGCTTCTCGGGACCTGGCCAGCAGTACGAGGGACTGACGAAGCTCACGAAGGGCGGCCCGGTCTGGACTGGCGACGTCCGCCTCGTGCCCGAGAAGCTCGAGGAGCCGCTGCGGTGGCGGAAGCCGCGGAGAGTGTTCGTCAACAGCATGAGCGACCTGTTCCTCGAGAAGGTGCCCAACGAGTTCATCGCGGCCGTGTTCGGCGTGATGGCGGCTTCTCCGATTCATACGTTCCAGGTGCTCACGAAACGTCCGGAGCGGATGCGGCGGTGGTTCGAGTGGCTGCGCGAGCGTGGCGGCATCGGGCCCTATATCCGCCAGCACTTCGACGATCTGCGCGAGTTCTTCAAGGGCGGAACGCGGCTCACGACCTACCGCGGTCGCACCATCCGCAGCGGCGATGATGCCGGGTGCATGGTGCTCAATGCCGCAGCGTGCGTCGGAGCTGGCCCACTCGACAATGTGTGGTTGGGAGTCAGCGTGGAAGACCAGGCGCGCTGGAACGAGCGTGTGCCGCTGCTCCAGGACACGCGCGCCGCGGTTCGGTTCGTCAGCGTCGAGCCGTTGATCTCGCCGATCAAGGCGCTGAGCAGCGTCGACTTCCTCGGGATTGGGTGGGTGATCGTCGGCGGCGAGAGCGGTCGGAGGGCGCGTCGCTGCGACGTCGCGTGGGTGCGCGACATCGTCGGACAGTGCGCCGATGCGGCCGTTCCGGTGTTCGTGAAGCAGCTCGGTGCCGCTGCCGTCTCGAACCGCGTACCGCTCTACCTCAAGGACGAGAAGGGAGGCGACCCGATCGAGTGGCCGGCCGACCTTCGGCGCAGGGAGTTCCCGAAGACGGGGCTGCGCGTGCGCGAGTTCCAGAACACGGAGGTGAGAACATGAGCGAGCGACGGTTCCCCATCCTGCTCGGCAGGGGCTACGGCGACGGCGAGCGGCTCTCGATCCCCTGGAATGTGATCGATGGGCACGAAGGACAGGCGCTCCTGAATCACAGCCAGACGCTCGAGCGGCTCGCTGCGCGCGGCGGGCTCGGGCCCGACGAGGCGGTGTGCGTCATGCGCGGCGAAAAGTGGCACGCCGGCTACACGCTCGACGATCTCATGCAAGAGGTCGAGAAGAATCTCCCGGCGTGCCGCCACGGCTGGCGCGGCGCGCCTCTGGCCGAACGGATCGAGGACCGCTGCCCGCGCTGCGGCAACCGGACGATCTTCATCGGGAGCGGCGGCCACCTGACGTGCTCATGGCTCGAGTGCAAGGAGCCGGGCGTCGGCGTCGAGATCGAGCGCATCCAGAAGGAGCGCGATCGCTACGCGGCCGCGCTCGATGCCTGCCGGGTCCGCCTCGAGCGGATCCGGGAGATCGACGATCTGGCGCTCGAAGGACTCCGGGCGATCGAGGACGCCACGAAGCCGGTGAGCGCATGACCGAGCCGAAGCCGATTCCCGTCAAGGAAGCCGCGCGCATCGGGCGCGAGTTCGAGAAGTCCGCCGTTATCGTGATCGGCTGGGAGCCTGCGACGCAGCTCACCCACGTCGCGACGTGGGGAGCGAACGCCGAGGCCAAGCTCGTCGCGGCGGCGGCCGGCGAGCGGGTCTCGAAGCTGCTCACCGGCGCCGACACGCGCCAGTTCTACGAGGACTTCCGGCAGCAGGCGCCCGACCACGCCCTGATCCTGGACTTGGCCGCGCACCTCGGCCTCTCCTGCGAGCAGACGACGGAGGGGATCCTGCGCGCCGCGATCGAGCGCCTGAAGCGGCCGCCGCTCTGCCCGAACCACGAGCGCGGCGACAAGCCACTGTGCCCGGACTGCCTCCGACACGCGCTGGAAACGGGAGAGTACGTCTGACTGTCGCGCCCGCCGCCCTCGCGCAGCTCCGCGAGCTGGCCGACCGTCACGGCCTCCCGCTCGACCTCTGCGGTCGTCTGGCGCTCCGGCCGCGCGAGGTTGCGCGCGTGCTGGGCGTGAGCCTGCGCTCGGTCGAGGGCTGGATCGCGTCGGGGAAGCTCGCGACGTCGAAGCCGGACCGCATCGTGCTCGTGCCGATGGCCGACCTACTCGAGTTCCTCGAGCGACACCGCCGGCACCCGCCGGCGCCGCGAGGCGGCACCAGCTTGCGCGAGCGAGCGGCCGCGCTGCTCGACGGGGGCAGCCACGTCCAGGGGGTGGGGTAGGATGCTCGCCGAAGGAGCCATCCCCCTGGCCCGCGCGCGCATCGGCCGCAACGGCCGAGGAGAGCTCACCATCTACGCGACGGCGTCGGTCGCGGGCCGGCGCCTGCGCCGTGCGCGCCGGATCCCCGGTGACGACGTCGAGCTCGCCGGCGAGGTTCTGCGCCAGCTCAACGCCCGGCTCGCGCTCGGGGACCTCTCCTTCTTCGCGGATCCGGAGCCGCCGGCGCCGCGCGAGCGGTGCACCGTCACCTTCGCCGACATCGCGAAGGCCTGGCTCGAGAGCGTGAAGCCGCCCGAGCTCGAGGAGAGCACGTGGCGCACCTACCGGACGCAGCGCGATCGCCTCACGGCCGCGCTCGGGACGCTCGCGCTCGCCGACATCGGGCCCGGCGTCGTGACGGGCCTACGCCAGCAGTTCCAGCGCGAGAAGCTGGGCAAGCCCGGTCACGAGCGGCCCCTGTCCGAGCGCACCATCACAACGCGGCTCTCGGTCCTGCGCCTGGTGCTCGCGTACGCAGTGCGCGATGGCCTCCTCGAGCGCCTCCCGCTCGACGCGGCGCGGGCGCCGAACACGAAGCGCCGGCGCGCGGCGCAGCGCGGCAAACGTGTCACGTTCGCGCCGTTCACGGCCGACGAGCTCGTGAAGCTCGTGACCGAGCTGCGCGCGCCCCGGAGCGAGTCCGAGGCGCTCGGCTTCGCGCTGACCGAGGCGCTGCTGCTGACCGGCCTCCGGTGGGCCGAGGTCGCGGCCTGGATCTGGCCCGACGTCTCGGTGGCGGGGCGGCGCGTGCACGTGCTGCGCGCGATCCCGAAGCACGGCCACCTCGCACTCGCCGCGATCGCGAAGGCGCCGCCCACGAAGACCGGCGCGGTCTGGTCGATCCCGCTGCGCGCGCCGCTCGGCGAGCTGCTCGCGCGCCAGCGTCAGCGCTCCTACGTGGGGCGCACGGAGGGCTGGGTCTTCCCGGCCGCCGGCAGTGGGCACCAGCTCTACGCCAACTGGCTCCGGCGCGTGTGGCAGCCCCTGCTGGCGCGCGCGAAGGTGGCCGCGCGCGAGCGCGACGCCCAGAAGGCGCTGCGCCGGACCTGGATCACGAGCGCCCTCGTCTGCGGCCGGCTCCCGAAGGAGCTCGCGGGCGAAGTCGGGCACACGACGGCCCGCATGGTGCTCGAGGTCTACGACAGCTTTCTCGACCCGGCGAACTGGCCGGACGAGGCCGAGCGGGCGAAGCTCGCGATCCTCTACGGGTGGGAGAGGGCCGGCCCCCCGGGTGGCCGTGGCAACCAGGTGGCAACCACGGGCACCATGGGGCCGGGGTGAGGTCGCGGACCGGCTCGTAAGTCCGCGGAAAGGTTGGAGCACGAGACCGGGTTCGAACCGGCGACGTCCACGTTGGCAACGTGACGACGGGCCGCGATTTCACTCGGGGAGTTCGCGCGGTGGCCGCGCCGACGCGCTCGAGACCGCACGATGGCAACCGGGGGGCAACCATGACACGGCCGATTCTCGGCACCGCCGGCGGGAAGCCGCTCGCGATCGACGTCGAGCGGCTGGTGCAGACACGCGCGCTGCTCACGGCCAACTCCGGCGCCGGCAAGAGCTGGGCGCTGCGCCGCCTGCTCGAGCAGACCCACGGCCAAGTGCAGCAGCTCGTGATCGACCCGGAGGGCGAGTTCTACACGCTGCGCGAGCGCTTCGACTACGTGCTGGCAGGGCGCGGCGGCGACTGCCCGGCCGAGCCGCGGTCGGCGGCGCTGCTCGCTCGGCGGCTGCTCGAGCTGGGCGCGTCCGCCGTGCTCGACCTCTACGAACTGGCCCCGCGCGATCGCGTGCGCTTCGTGCGCCTCTTCCTCGAGTCCCTGATCGACGCCCCGCGCGCGCTCTGGCATCCGTGCCTCGTGGTCATCGACGAGGCCCACGCCTACGCGCCCGAGAAGGGGCACGGGGAGGCGGAGAGCGCCGAGGCGGTGGCCCGGCTGATGGCGCAGGGCCGGAAGCGCGGCTTCGCCGGCGTACTCGCGACCCAGCGCTTGTCGAAGCTCGCGAAGGACGTCGCGGCCGAGGCGAACAACCTACTGATCGGGCGCGCGGCGCTCGACGTGGACCTGCGGCGGGCAGCCGAGGCCCTCGGGCTCGCGAAGGCCGAGTGGCCCCGGATCCGATCGCTCGCGGCCGGCCAGTTCTTCGCGTTCGGCCCGGCACTCTGCGAGGAGGTTCGGCTGGTGGCCGTCGGGGACGTGGCCACGTCGCATCCGCAGGCCGGCGCGCGCGCGGCACCGCCCCCGCCGCCCCGCGAGAAGGTGCAGCGGGTGCTGGCCAAGCTGGCCGACCTGCCGGCCGAGGCGCAGGCGGAGGCTAGGACCGCGGACGAGCTGCGGGCGCAGCTCCGCCTACGCGACCGCGAGCTCGGGCAGCTCAAGCGGGACATGGAACACGCGGTGGCGGGTGCCGTGCTGGCGGACCCGGAAGCGATCGAGCGCGCGCGGAGCGAGGGCCGCAACGAGGTGGCGCAGGGCGTGGCCCGCGAGGCGCAGCAGCTGGTGGCGCGTGTGGTCGGCTCAGCCGAGGCCGGTCGCCGGCGTGCGGCGGCGGCGCTCGACCAGGCCCTCGCTCAGATCAAGCTCGCGGCGGACGCGCTGCGCGAGCCGATCGAGGTGCCGGAGCTGCAGGCGGTGCAGGCGCGCCGCGAACCGGCAGGGGGTGCTGGTGCGCGCCGCCATGCCCAGGCTCCGGGCGTGCGCCGCGCCGCGCCGGTGCGGCCCGCAAGGGGCACAGAGCCGCCCGCCGAAGGCTTGACCGCCCCGCGCCAGCGCATCCTCGACACGCTGCTCTGGCTCGAAGGCATCGGGATCGACCAGCCGAGCCGAACCCAGCTCGCGCTCTGGTGCGACGTCTCGCCCACGAGCGGCGGCTACTTCAACAACCTCGGGGGCCTCCGGTCGGCGGCCCTGATCGAATACCCGACGGGCGGGACCGTCACGCTCACCGCCGAGGGCCGCGCGATCGCACACGAGAGCGATCCCACCACCGTCGAGCAGATGCAGGCCATGCTCTGCGAGAAGGTCGGCGCGGCGCGGGCCGCGATCCTGCGAGCGCTGATCGAGGTATACCCGGCAGACCTGTCTCGCGACGAGCTGGCCGAGCGCATCGGCGTCTCGCCGACGTCGGGCGGGTACTTCAACAGCCTGGGCTCACTGCGCACGCTCGGCGTGCTCGACTACCCGAGCCCCGGCCAGGTGGTCGCGCTGCCGGTGCTGTTTCTGGCGGCGCTGTGAGAGGTCATCGGGCGACGACGCCGAACCAGTCGAGCAGCTCCTTCTCCGCCCCGGCCTCGAGGAACTGCCGAGCCGCGTCCATCAGCCCCGCCACGTTCTCCGCCGCGTCCATCGCGCGCAGGTGCCGCGGCAGCTCGGGCTGGAGGCGCAGGTAGCGCTCCCCCAGCAGCTGCGCGCACTGGTAGTCAGCCGCCGCGACCTGGGCCTCGAGCAGCTCCGTGATCGCGCGCGGCGCCCACTCGAGCATCCCCCACTCCGCGATGTCGGAGGCGGTGATCGGGGACGGCGAGGCCCCGGTCCCGAGCGAAAGCAGGCGCACCTTGGACGTGTCGCCGCCCTCGAAGCGCGCCGCCTCGGCGAGTGCGCAGGCCGCCGGGTTGTTGGCGGCGAACCCGCCGTCGATCAGTGCCCGTCCTGCGACGACGCGCCCGGGGAAGTACCCGGGTGCGGCGCAGGAGGCGAGCAGCACGTCCGTGAGCGAAAGATCACGGTACGCGGGGTGCCAGGACTTCGCGACCCAGGGCCGGGCCGTCTCGACGTCGTAGGCGAAGAGCATCGTGGCGCCCGAGAGCGAGCCGAGCGTCCTTCGGCCGACGATGCGCTCGGCCGCGGCCGCGAGCGGCGCAGGGTCGTACGCGGGCCGACTCGGCCCCTCGCGCAGCAGCGATCGCAGCACGGCGATCGGCCCGGGCCCCGAGAAGACGTCGCGCGCGAGCGCCGGCCAGCGCACTACGAGCTCGGCCATCGGCACCTCGGCGGCAACCGCGGCCGCGACGAGGGCACCGGTCGAGGTCCCGGCGATCAGGTCGAAGTGCCGGCGCAGCGGGCGGCCGATGTGGCGCTCGAGGCGGGCGAGGATCACCACAGGGATCGCGCCCCTGCAGCCGCCCCCGTCGATCGAGAGGACCATTGGCCGCCCTCCGCGATCCAGTTGGCCGTACGGCCGCAGGCACATTCACAGGCCGAGCGCCTCGGCCTCGGCGGCGCGCGCCGCCTCCGTCGGCAGGCGTGCCGTCATCTCGAGGCCCTGCACCTCGACGGACTCGCCGCGCACCTCGGGATCCGCCGGCAGCAGCGCGCCGGCCGCCCGGGCGCGGTCGCACTCGGAGAGCACGCGGCCGAGAGCCTGCTGGATCCGCTCGGCCCACTGGCGCACGAGCCGGCCATCGCGCGCCGCGCGCTCGACCTTGCGCACCGTGTTGGCGGTCATACACCGAATGACGAAGAGCGCGTCGACGTCGCGCGGCGGCAGGCCGTCCAAGGTCATGGATCGAGCGGGTACGGCGCCGCCGGATCGAAGCTCGGCCGCGGGTCCCGCTTCCAGTCCGTCCAGCGGAGCGCCCACCCCTCGCGCACCAGCTCCTCGCCGAGATCATGCACACCGGCCGGCGAGAGCAAGACGCCGGCTCCCCACCGCCAGCCGACCGACGGCTCGAAGGGCGGCAGGAGCCAGACCCGAGTGCCGAGCGGCAGGAGGTCGCGCAGGTGCGCCGTGCACGCGCGCCCGAGCGGGCGCTCCGGCCCGCGGCTCTCCGGGGCACTGATCCCGCGCACCCGCACGACGATCTCGCGACGCTCGTCGGGCAGGCGCTCGAAGGCGACGGCCATGGTGTCGCAATCGACGATCCGGAGCACGATGGCCGGCTCGTGTGCGCGAGCTGGCTGGGCCAGAAAGACCGAGAGCAGCGCGAGGGCGAGCGCGCCGCGCCGCGCCCAGCACCAGAAGCACTGCCCGGTGCTCGTGGGGCGCACCACGCGCACGCCGCAGGTCCGGCAGAGCACGAGAGCCGCGAGCAGGCGGCGGCGGCGCTCGACGTCGAGCACGATCACGGCCGCTCCCCGGTGGTCCACCCGAGCGCCACGGCCAGGTCGTGGCACTGGCGGGCCGTGAGGACCGCACCGTTGCCGAGCCGGAGCGCGACCCTGAGGCGATGCTCCCAGCCGTCGGGCGCGGACTGGAAGATGCCGCGAGGCTTCCTGGCCGAGAACGGCTGCCGGCGTCTCATAGCGGCATGACGAGTTGCGGGCGGGGCGGAGTCCAGATGCCGGTCCGCCACCGCCCGCTATGCGGAGTCACGCTCGTGCTCGGTAGCTGTTCCGAGCCCTCACGCACCCGCAATCCGCCCATGCCCCGCGACACTTCACGCCCTCGGTCGAGCATCTGGCTTCACGCTTCGAGGGTGTCGGCGAACTCGGATTGAGTAGAGCAGCGGAAGCAGGAGCGCAAGCTCGGGTCCGATCCCGCACCCCGCATCGCCCATCCACGGCGGCGCGTGGAGGCCGACGCACGAGGCCGAGCCGGCGTCCGCGTAGGCGTAGCCTGCGGCCGGGAGGAATCGCCAGTCGTAGCCAGTCGCGCGCAGCGTCAGCTCGAGCACGCCGTAGAGGTTGCCCGCGCTGGCCTCGCTGCCGGGCTCGATCACGCCCATCGGCCGGAGGCTGCTACCGCCCGTCCCGACCACGAACGAGCGCGGCGCCGTCGCGTCGGCGTTGCCGAAGGCGTCGAGCGGCGCGAACCGCTCGTAGTTGTGGTCGTGCCCCGCGAGTACCAGGTCCGCGCCGTGGCTGTGCAGGATCTTCCACACGTCCTGCGTCGCCGTGCTGCTGCCGTGGCTGTCGCCGGAGCTGAAGCGCGGGTGGTGCCAGTAGGCGAGCGTGCAGTCGGCGTCCGAGGCCGACAGGTCCGCTTCGAGCCACGCCGCTTGCGCGCTCCCGTAGTCGGTGTCCACGTTGCTATTGAGCGCGACGAAGTGCCAGCCGTCGAAGTCGTAGCTGTACCAGAGGTCGCAGGGCGCTCCCGTCGGCCGGCCGGCCGCGGCGAAGTAGTCGCGGTAGGCGCTCGCGCACGCCGTGCGCCAATCGTGGTTCCCGGGCGACGGGTACGTCCTGGCCTTGTGCCTACCCCACGTCGGCTCGTAGCGCGCCGCGAACTCGGCCGCCGTGCCGTCGCTGTAGGCGTTGTCGCCGAGCGTGAGCACGATGCCGGCCGGGTGCGCGTCGAGGATCTGCGCGGTCAGCTCCTTGCCGCTCCCGCTGCTCGCGATGTCGCCAGCGGCGTAGAGGAGCCCGTCGGCGTGGGCCGGAGCGGAGGCGAGCAGGAGCACAGCGAGCCAGCGCATCACGAACCACCCGCCGCGTGCGCAGCCTTCCACGCCGAGACGAGCGGGTCCCAGTGCTCGGCGCGGAAGTCCGCGGCGCTCTGACCAGCAGGCTTGACCCGGACCTCGTAGCAGTGCGCGAGCGCGGCCAGGCGCTCGCCGTTCGTCGCGCCGTCGAAGGCGCTGCCCGTCGCGAGCATGGAGTCGAACGCGCTCTCGGTGCCCTGCCAGAGCAGGACGTTCCCCTCGCACTCGCGGACGTGGCCGAGCATCGGGAACTGCACCTGGCCGCTGCCAGCGACCGGGCCCATCAGGAACGTGTTGCGCGTGACGATGAAATCCGGAGCGAAGCCATCGTCATCTTTGAAAATTCCCCCATGCCCAGACTTCTCCTTGTAGGAGTGGACGAAGCGGTGGAGCTGAACGAGCGAGTCGCGCAGCGTCATCGTGACGCCCGGCCGCGGCGTGTTGCCGCTCGCGCTGCTCCGCCTGTTGTAGGCGAGCCCCATGAACACGCGCTCGAACAGGCAGTCCTCGCACCCGAGGCTCTGCTGCGCCCAGTCGGACTCGAGCGCGTCGTCGTGGAGGTCGTGGAGGTAGAGCCTGCGCCCGAGTACGTCGCCGGCATCGCCGCTCGGCGGGATCGAGAGCCCGTCGCCGTAGCCGCCGACCGCCACGTCCTCGATCACGTGCCCTGCCGGATCGTCGGGCGCGATCCCGGCCGTCGTGTGGTACGCGAAGCACGGGCCGCCGGTGTAGCCGTGCGTCGAGCTGCACTCGTAGTAGATCTCGGAGTCCGGGACGGCCGGACCGTCGATCGTGCCGCCGACCCAGCAGGCGTGCTCTGGGCCGGTCAGCGTGAGCGCGTCGGAGAGGAGGCCCGACCAGGTGCCTCCCGTCCCGTCGGCGGCGCGGCCGGCGACGCCGAACGAGACGCTGCGCGTTCCGCCCGCGACGACCTGGACCGAGGTCGCGGAGTCGAGGCAGGACGGAGGCGACGGAGGCTGACCGCAGGCCCACGGATTGGACGCCCCGAGCGCGAGCCATGGGACGAGCAGCAGCAGGAGCAGCCAGGGCGGGCGAAGACGCATGGGCCGTCCTCCGGGCGCACGGGCGCCAGTGGGCCGCGGCCCCGTCCGAGGCGCGCGAAAAGGCTCACGAAATCAGGCGCTTACGAATGGCTTGACACCGCCCGCCGCGTCCCCGATAATCGGGGACACACGCCGCGCCTCGGGCGACACCAGAGGCAGGGGAGAGACAGATGGCCAAGATCGAGCAGCGCACCGACACGACCTACGTGGCCGAGTACGTCTACGCCGACGCCGATCAGTGGCTCCGCGGCCGACAACGCGAGCTGTACCGCGGGCCTAGCCTGGCGGCGGCTCGCCGCTCCTGCGCAGACGCCCTCGGCTATCGACACCTACGTAGCGCCGCCGAGTGGACCGGGGAGACCGCCCAGGGCCACGACACGCTGATCTATTGCCGGCGTCGTGAGGCCGACCGTGAGGGCGCGGCAGTGGCCCGCATCTACATCGATCCTTATTCCGGCGCCGCGGCGGCACGTGGGCGTGCTGAATACGACGTGCAGGCGTGACCGACCGCTACCTGCACCACGTCACGCTCTCAACGGGGCACACCCGCCGGAGCTACCGCGAGGAGGTGACCGAGGAGGCGCTCGCCGTCGTCTCGGACCTCCTCGCGCGGGCGCTCGCGGGAGAGAGGGTCGTGCTGCCGGTGCTCGACCCGCCGTGCCACCTGACTGCCGACACGCGCGGCGGCACGTCGCTCGTGGCCTATGTCTCGCTCGACGCCACCGACGAGCGGCTGGTGACGGTGGGCGTCGCGAGTCGCTCGACGGCGGGCGCATCGCACTGGCGCTGGCTGCACGAGCACCGGGTAACGGAGACGCAGCCGGTCAAGACCGACGCCGAGCGCTGCCCGCCCGAGCCATGGTGCGCAGCACGCCTCGAGCCCGGAATCGGTACAGTGCGAGCGGCTCAGGTCCCACAGCTGATGATGGCGATCGCTGACCTCGAGCGCGTGCTCGCATGGGCGTGGATCGCGCGCACGGAGCACTGATGGCGCGCTCCTCTCGCTGCCCGACCTGTGGTGCACCTCGGCTCCCGTCCCGTCGCTGTGAGGAGTGCCGGCGATGGTTCCCGGCGCGCCGCGTCGATGCCCGCTACTGCGAGCGGGCAGGCTGCCGGAAGGCGGGATGGCGGAGGGCGCGGGCGTCAGCAGCTCTCGAAGCGGCCGGCGCGCAGGTAGCCGTGCCAGTGGTCGACGCAGTGGATCGACGGCGAGAGCGTCGGGCGCTCCTGGTTGCCGTCCCAGGTCCAGCCGTCCGGGCAGTTGAGCGGCAGCCGGCCGGCGCAGACCCCCCACGCCTCGCTCGGCACGAGCACCCAGATCCCGAGACGGTCAGGCTTCCCAGCCTCGACGTCGCGCACGAAGTAGAACGCGCCAGGGCGCTTCGCGTGGTCGGCGGCGAAGAACTCGTGCTCTCCGGCCACCGCGAATCCGTCCACGGAGAGACGCGACTCACTCACGCCGGCTCCATCGCCACGGTCTGTCCCGCAAGCGCGTGGCTCGACGTCGGCAGGTACTCGATCTGCCCGGCCCGGATCCGGGAGTGGCAGGTCACCTCGACCACGCCGCGGCGCGAGCTCGTCGCGATCACGGTGGGATGGAGCGTCGGCGCCTCGGGCGAGCCGTCGAAGATCCAGCCATCCGTCGCGTGGAGCGGGACCTCGTGCGGTCGTGCGCAGGCAGGGCACCACCACCCGACGTGCCGCACGCCGAGATCCTCACGGAGCCGGACCAGCGGAGGCACGCTACGGCCCCGGAACCTTCGGGGGCGGCTGCGGCAGCCCGAGCAGCGTGGCGGCCGTCATCCAGCGGGCGGTGTCTGCTTCGCGATCGCCTCCTGCACCGCCGCCTCGAATCGATCGCCCTGGTTCCCATTGCGCTTGGCCCACCACGCGAGCCCGGCGCCGATCATCGCGATCGACGCCGCGTTCTCGGGGTTCCACAGGAACTCGCCGACGCTCGCGAGGTAGTCGATCACCGAGTGCATCTGCGTCGGCGCGCGCTTGGCGAGCAGCACGAGGCCGACGAGGATCGGCCAGAGCGGAGACTTGAGGGACTTGAGCGCTTCGAGCACCGGGCCGGGGATCATCATGCGGGATACCTCTCAGACGTGAAGAACAGACCCTCTTCGAGCCGGCGCGTGAGCAGCCCGCGCCGGTCCTTGCCGCCGTCCTGGTTCCACGTCACCAGCTCCTCGACGGCGTCGTTCCAGCGGCGCTCGTTCACGGCGACGAGCACGCGCGACTGTCGCACCTTACCGTTCACCACGAACTCGAGCCCGCCGGAGTTGAAGTCGAAGCTCACGAGGCAGTCGAACATGCCCTGCGTGAGCTGCACCGTGACGAGGCGCTCCACCTCACGCTCGTGCACGGAGACGTCGGCATGGAACCACAGCTCGGCCTGCGCCTGGTCGATCGGTGGCCCGCCGAAGCGGACGTCTGGGCCCGTGTGCCCGTAGCCCTGCGTCGGCACTCCGCCGCCGTCGTCGTAGACGTCAGGCCGCAGCATCTCCTTGCTGCGGAGCCACATGCGCAGCTTGGCGCTCGCCTTCACGGAAGCCAGCTCAGTGCGCGCTTCGCCATCTCGAACTCCATCCCTCCCTTCACTCCTTGCCCTCCATGGCCCGGCGCCGATCCTGCGCCTCGCGCTCGAGCAAGACACCACTCCACTGCCCCGTGATGTTCGCGAGCTGACGCGCTGTCTGATCGATCGACTCCCAGATGCGGCGATCCCCTGCGGCGATGCTCTGTCTTAGCTCGTCGATGCACTCGTCTTGATGCTTGAGCCGAGCGTCGATGTACTCGAAGCGCCGGGTCGCGATGGCATTCGCGCGCCAGATCACGAGCGCCTGCCCCACCACGATCACCGCGATGCCGAGCAGCGGCGCCGTCAGCTCCGAAATCCCGAGGTCGCTCAGGACTGCCACGGCTCACCGCCCGGCCCGAACTGCCTGCCACCCGCGAGCTTCGCGAGGTAGAGAAACACCCTCGGCTCAAAGGCGCAGCAGTAGAGCGCTGGGTTGCCCGGCAGCAGCAGCGGGCCGTCACTCGGATCTAGCGGAAAGAGCCCGGCCGAGCGGGCCAGGGCCTCGGCAGTCGGCGGAGGAGGGAGCGAGGTATCGACGTGCGTCCCGAACCAGACACGGCCTCCCGTTGCCTTCAGGAGCCCGAGTCCCATGCCGAGGATGTTCGTCCACGGGTTGTGCCACTTGCCGGGCGTGATCTCGAGGCCCATGCCGCTCGACTTCCACGAGGTGAGCGTCACGAGCTCGCCGAGCAGCGTGTCCGAGCGGTGGGTCGGAGCGAAGCGGCGCTCGACCGAGACAAGCGCCGATTGCCCGTCCTTCGGCCCGACGAGCCAGATCGACGTGCCCTGGATATCGAGCGTCGCGCCCGGGTTCACGCGGTCGCCAGCGACGACGCCAGCCCGGGTGAGCGCAACCGCGACGGGAGCCTGCGGGCCGTCCATCAGGCAGTGGACGTGATACCAGGCGCGCGCTCCCGAGAGCGCTGAGTCCGAAAGCTCGCGCGGCTCGGGGCCGACTCGGCCTAGGAAGACGTGGGATCCGGAGTCGGCCGGCATCAGAAGTCCCGATGGCCGCGCGGGTGCGCGAACGGAGGCGCGACTTGCAGCAGATCCTTCCGACTCGTGTAGACCGGATACATCTGCTCGACCGCGAAGTCTCCGAGTAGGACGTGCGCCGCACCGACTCGCGACAGCCCGAGCTCACTCGGTTGCGCGCGCTCGCACACGTCGATGCTGTTCGGGTCGCCGACCAGACTCCCGAGCGCCGGAGCGGAGGCGGCGTCCGGATAGATGTCGGGGACCGAGAGCGTCGTCGCAGAAGCGTAGGACTGGAAGTCCGTTGCCGCCGTGTTGTTGCTCTCGTAGCAGACGTCTGAGACCGACCCGCCCGCGTTCGCGTCGAAGTTCTTGGTCCCCGGCGTCCCCGTCGAGAGCACGGCTCCGTTCACGTTGACCGTTGCGCCAGACGCGAACGTCACCGCACCGAGCGCCCCGTTCGTCGCGTCCCAGCCGGCGGTTTGCAGGTAGAGGAAGCGCGCGAAGTTGAGCGTGTACGCGGTCGAGCCAGTGTTGTAGTTCTGCGCGAGCCGAGTCGCCGTCGCCGAGTTGACGTAGGCGCAGTCTACGAACTCGCGGAGCGGGTTGAAGGACACGTCGCTGCCGGAGCTGCCCTCGAGAACGAAGTTGGTGGATCCGGCGTGATGAATCAGGCTGCGGTAGCAGCCCTGGAGGTTGTTGTGTCTGTGCCCGGGGTCCGCGCTCTGCTCGTCGCCCCACACGACCGAGTCCTCGAGGCTTGCGGTCACGAGCACGTCCTGAACCGCGCTCGTCCCGTCCTCGGCGTAGGTGGTGAGCAGCGAGTTCTTCACCCGCGCCGCGTTGCTCAGCGAGACCGCGACGCCCGTCCCGGTCGTGGTCTGGATGTTGAACCCGGGCCGGTTCGCGTTCGCGTCGAACGTGCCCCCGCTCACCACGCCGTCGAGCACCGTGCCCGCGTGTCCGTTCGTCGAGAGCGCCTCGAAGTAGGTGCCGACTGCGATTGAGTCGCGCACCGTGATCGCGCTGAGCTGCCGCACGTAGTTGTGGCCGAGCGGCGTCGCGTCGTCGATCACGCTCGGCTCGATCCCCTGCTGGCTGTTGTTGTCCTCCGCGAGCCCCTCGTAGGCGAGGATGCGCCGAACGCTCATGCTGTTCGCGTCGCTCGCCGAGCCGGTCGAGTTGCCAGCGATAGCCGCCCCGAAGAGATCGTCCGACAGCCGCTCGAGCCTCGCGCCGTCGATCACGACGTTCTTCGGGCCGTCGAGATAGATGCCATGGGTGCCCGACGCCGTGCCCTCGTCGCGCCCGTCGTGGATGTGGAGGCGCTTGATCGAGAGGCCGGAGAGGTCGAGGAGCCCGCTGTTGGGGTAGCGGTAGTCGGTGAGGGTCGCGAGGCTCGACACCTCGAAGACGCCCGTGTCCGTCGTCTCCGCCTCCGGGAACGAGATATCGACGTCCTCGAAGCGCCCGGTGATCGTCGCCGCCGGAGAGCCGGCCGATTGGTAGAGGCAGATGTTGCAGTTGCGCGTCAAGCTCGGCGAGATCGCTGCGGCAGCAGTGACTCCGAGCCGCGTGAAACGCGCCAACTTGACGTTGAGCGCTGCCCCGCTCTCGATGCGCACGCTCCCCGTGTGGGTCGCGGTGACGATTCCATCGACCGTCGCCGGCCGCACTAGGTAGACGAGATCGCCGCGCCTGGCCCCCGGAATGATCCGCGCGCTCGCGTTGGTGCAGCCCGAGACGTCACCGGCGACGTAGAGGAGATCGTCCCCCGCGCCGCCGTTCTCCGTGTGCAGGATCTTCGCCGCGCGCCCCGAGCAGTAGGTCGGGTCGGCAGCGTTCGCCGCGCTCTCGACGAAGTAGAGGTAGCCCGAGCCGCGGTCCGCGTGGAGCGCGACCACGGAGCCGTAGGCCAGCGCCACGGTCACGAGCGTCGCACGCCGCCCGGGCTGCACGGTGTAGGAGAGCTGCGCGCTCGAGATCGCCGTGGTCGTGTTGTTCCCGCGCGTCCCGGCGTAGGGCGCATCGGGTGAAGCCACGTAGGTGCCGGCGTCGAGGTCGTAGGTGACCGCGTTGCCCGAGAGCGCCGTGATGTCGTACCAGGCGTATCGATTGAGCGACGGCTTGTAAGCACCGGGCACCGGCCCGCCGGGGCCGACGACAACCGCCTTCCGCGTGAAGTCGCCGGCCGCCGGATCCTCCTCGCCGAAGACCAGGTAGTCGGACGTCGTCGCGATCGTCGCGGCCGGGCAGTCGAGCGTCGCCACCGGATCGACGGCGGTCCAGTCCACCTCGGACCGGATCCGGCACGTCGCCAGCCGTTCGCCGCGGACTTCGAGCGATCCGCCGGCGCTCGTCGCGACGAACGCGCCGGGCTGGAGGATCGAGCCGGGTAGCACCACGAGCTTCCCGCCGGACGCGACCGTCACGCTCCCGGTGGTGACGACGATCGTCCCATCGACGTAGACGATGTGCCCGGAGGCCACCGAGAAGGTGTCAGTGCCGTCCGGCGTGCAGCCCGTCCACGGGCCGGTTGCGACCGCCGTCCAGCGGCCCGAGCCCGAGCTCGTACAGCTCTCGGCGTAGGCAGACAGCGGCACAGCGAGAGCAGCGAGCAACACGAGTGCAAGCAGTATCCGTGTCATCGGCAGTCCACCTGCACGCGGGTCGTCTGGGCGACGGTCGTCACCACGGCGACAAGGTTCGGCGTCGGGTCGATCTCGTTGAGATCGCGCACCCGAGACACGTCTCCGGTGACTTCGCTCTGCCACGTGCCGCTGCCGTCCTGGTAGGTATCAACGCGGCAGACGAGGGGGTCCGCTGTGCTGACGCCGGCAGGGCAACGCCAGAACACGACTGCGCAGTCGTGATCGGTACTGGCCGCGAGATTGCAGACCACGGAGCCCGTCGCCCGCGCGCACTGAGCGACGCCGACGAAGGCCGACCCGCTCGCCGTGAAGGAGGCATAGCCTGTCGCTCCGCGCTGGAGGCCGGTGACCACGCTGTTCGTCGCTTCGGTCCCGCTGCGGAAGTCCGCTGCGAATGCCGGAGACGCCAGCAGAAACAAGGCCAGAAGCAGCCATCGTCGATAGCGCATGGTGAGTTCTCCTTTTCGAGCAGGTGGTGAGCGAGCGCGGAGCTCTACAGGGTCGTCAGTTAGTGAAGCTGAACCTGCACGTCACAATTGAGATCCATGAGCGTGCCAGCCGACAACGTGGTTGCGTCCACCTTGACACCGAGACCGCAGCCGTTCGCCGCGTACGGACACACGGAGGGCGTCGCGAGAGCCGTGCTCTTGATCGTCGAGCCCCAGTCAGAAGCTGTCATCAGTAGGCTACCGGCCTCGGTCTGCGTTCCGATCGCGTCGCCTTTGCGCCACGCGATCTCCATCGTGAGATCGTCGGTAACGCCGCCCCCGACCCCGAGGCACGAGAAGCCGGTGACAACGGGAGTCCGGTTGAGCGGGAAGGTTGCCATCGTCGAGGAGGCGTTCGACGTAGACGTGCACGCGAGCGGCAGCGCGATCTGCACGTTGTTGTTGTTGCCTTCCGCGTACTGTAGACAGCGTGACGTGAGGAAATCACCGAAGGCAGCGTCCTCCACCCAGTAGTGGAGCATGAAGGTCTCGAGTGGACCCTCGCTGACATCTCGCGTTCCGTTTCCGTTCGTGTCGCTCCACGCCAGCCCGTTCACCGCGTATCGCGGCATCATGCCCTCGATCACGATCGCGTCCGCGACGTCGATCTGCACGTCGATGTCCGTCGGCTCTGGCGTGTTCCCGATCCAAGTAAGCTGGAGCTGGTTGCGGTTGTTCGCGCCGGAGCACCCGTCGCAATCGATGTCGATGACCGTCAATCCAGCGGTGTTGTTGATGAAGCTGTTCCCGGTGAGATCGAGCGCGCCGACTCCGTCCCAGTCCAGCATCTTGGTCGCTGTGTCCGACTGCTGGATGCTCGAGTCGCGGATGTAGAACTCGAGAGCGAGTCCCGGGGTCGTAGAAGACCCGTCGTGGAAGAAGAAGCCACCGTGACCGGACGTCGTCTCGTGGTGCCAGTGCGAGACGCCGCCGCGCTTCCAGTTGGCTCCGCTCAAGTCACCGCACGCCACCGCACCGGGGAGCGATGAGTCCGTATCCGTGATCTTGTCCGAGCAGTAGCGGTACATGTACTTGGCCGCGTCGGCGATGCCGGCTGACTCGGAGAAGCCCCAGTCCAGCTCGAGCCCTTCGCCTTGCCTGACGTTTATGTTCGCAACAGACACGTCGCGGAAGTGGCAGTGATCGCACTTGTTGACGCTCGTGTTCTGGTTGTCGATGAACACGGAGTAGCGCGGTACGAAGTTGGGGGCGCCGAAGCTCACGTGGCGCCAGTCGTTCGCGTCGCTCTGGCTGGCCGCCTGGTTGTCGCGATTGTTCCAGTACACCTGCGCCAAGTCGCCATCCGTAAACCGCACGTTGTCGAGGATCGTGTGGCTCGTCGAGTACACAGCCGGGGTGTCCATGTTGGCAGGAGAGCTAGGCCCCGCTGTTGAGCGCGACGCAAGCTCCATCAATACATCCGCGTTAGCGGCAGCGGCTGTGAGGATTTCGAGGTCTTGGAACCGATGATTCCAGCCCACTACGAGAATGCCGGCGCAGACCGGGATGGTCGCGTCCGTGAAGGTGCCGCCCTCTTCGCCGCTGCAGTTGCTGTTCGCGGTCGTCAGCGCAGCATTGACCCAGACTCGCGTGCCGCTACCACCTGACCGACCGATCCCCGCGCCTCGAATCGTGATGCTGGTCGGAGTCGTCGCAGGCTCCGTGGCAACGAACGAAAGCTGCGCCTGGAGATCGTAGGTGCCTCGTCCCAGAAGGATGATGCAGCCACGCTGATCGACGGTCGCGATGCAATGGTTAACGGCCTCCTGTAGTCCATCGGTGAGGCTCGCCGCCGTATCGAAGTCGCGTGCGTAGTAGGCAACGGCGCCGTTCTGAGGTTGGCCGCCGGCACCGTTTGCGATGTGATCGCCGCTCGTAACGCACTGCTCGCCGTTGTCCGCTGTCCCGTTGTCGTTCACGTCCTCGACGAAGCAGTCTCCCTCGAACGCGGTGCCGCCACCGGCCGCCTTGTAGATCAGGCGCGCCCCAGCAGCGTCGAGTCCCGCAGCGTTGTCGATCGTGACCGTGTTCGGGACCTGGGCGTCCGTTACCGCGCCGGCGATGTCCTGTAGGTCGAGCGCAGCCTCGAGCTCGGCCTCGACGCCGGTAGCGTTCAGCTCGGCCGCCGAGACGCCATCGGTTGCGATTTCCGACGTTCCTACGGCATCGGCAGCAACCTCTGCCGCCGCAACGCCGTCCGTTGCGATCTCGGGTGCCGCGACCACTCCGGCGTCGATCTCCCAGGATCCACCCGTGATGTTGACGTCACCCTTGTCGCCGTCGGCGACGGTGGACGTCGTTCCGCGGAGCGTCCACACGCCGTCGATGCAGTCGCATGTGTTGTCAGCGGTGCCGCCGCCGACGGTGCAGCTCGTCTCGTTAAGAGCATCCGTCACGACACGGCTCGAGCCCTGCGTCGTGGCGTCGCACGTCGGGAGCCCTGCGACCGTCACCTGCGGGAGGGCGCCACCGGCCGCACCGCCAGAGATTGTAACGTCGGCGAACGCAGGGACGGCAGCGCAGAACGCGAGCGCGAGTAGCAGTCGAGCGATCATGTGCCGTGGTACTCCTGTTGACTCACGCCGACGAGCAGGATCCCGGAGGGCGTGCTGTAGGTGATCGTCGGGCGCCCGCCGAAGCGCGCGGGAGGAAACGCACGCGTCTTGTAGAGCGTGGTCGTGGCGCTGATCGTGAGCACCTGATTGTGGAGGAATCCATGACTGCACTGGCCCGATGCGGCCACCGTCACCACGCGCTGCGCTCCGCTCTCGTTCTTGATCCAGAGCACCGTTCGGCCGTTGTTCTCGAACGTGTCGCCTCCGCTCGCAGCCGACTTGAAGTCGCTGTCCGAGAGCGATGCCGACTCGGCGAGAACGTTCAGCTGCGCCACGAGTTACACCTCACGCGAAGAACTCGACCGATAGCCAGCAGTAGGCCGGGAGCGCGGCTCCGCGAATCTTGATCTGGTTCCCGCCGCCCGAGCCGTAGCCGCGCACCATGAGCTTCAATCGGTCGCCGCTGCTCACAGCGATTTCGCCCGATGCGCCGTTGAGCGCGCAGGTGACGGTCGCGGCCGAGTTGCCCTGGAAGCTCGTGGCGAGGAGCCCCACCTTGCTGTGTCCGTCCGGGTTGCCCGGGTAGCCGCCGCCGCTCACCCGGTAGAACGAGAACGCTTCGGCCCACCAGACGCCGACCGGGGCCGAGGTAAAGCCAAGCTCGAGATTTGCTTTGACGCGCACGAACGAGACGCCTACCGGAATCTTGACCTCGAAGCTGACGGCATCCCACAGTGCGCCAGGGCTCGACTCGGTGGTGATCGCGTTGAACTGCGCGTGAGAGTACGAGTTCCCGTCGGCGAGGCCGAGTGTGTAGTCGGAGGTGCGCGAAACGAGCAGGCGATGCAGCGGGCCTCCGCTGCTCACTGGCGTGCCGAGCGCAAGCGCCCCGCCCGAGGCGAGGATGGCTTTCCCGTCGTCTCCGGGGTTCGCAGGATTCGGAACCGTCGCCGCCAGCGTGAGTCCGAGAAACGCGCGCTCCGCCGCAGCGTCGCCGCCGTAGCTCCGGTCAATCTCGATCCACTGCGCTGCGCGGCGTTCGAGCACGAGCCGCTTTTTCGTCGAGTTGAGCACGAAGGCCGACGCATTCGTCAGCGAGATTTCACCGCTCCCGCCAGCCAAGTGCTGCACCGTGATGACGCGCGAGTTGCTGGCCGCGCGGAGGATCACGATCGAGCCGTCCGGCAGGCCCGGCGTCGTCTCGATGTCCTCTCCCTGAATGCGCGCGAGCGTGTCGGCCGCAGCTCCGCCGAGAGAATCGACTGCGAACATCGAGACGATGGGCTTGATCGTGTCGGCCGCGTCGAGCGTATACGTCGCCGACACATCGCCGCCCGGGAGCTGGCGCAGGAGCCCGGACACCTGCTCCATGCGCGACTTCTGCTCGATCACGAGGTTCGTGCTGTCGGCCATCTGTCCGGACGGAGGAGCCTTCATGTCGTCCTCACATCCACTGAACCGACAGCCAGCACTTCGTTCGGCTTCCGAGGACGCGGTACGTGTTCCCGGCGAGCCCCGCGACCTGCACGCGGATCTGAGACTGGTACGTCACCGGCACGACGCCGGCGGCCAGGCATAGGTTCGCTTCCTTCAGCCGCTGACTCTCCGCTGTGGTCGCATACAGGTACGAGCGCGACGGGAGCCCACGAGCGACGCCGCCGAGGCCCGTGTCATCGAATGGGCCACTGCCGGATCGGTAGGCGATCCGAAGCTCGGCGAAGTCGTGGGAGCTGTTCTCGTTCTGTCGCTCTACGCGCGCGAGCACTTCGAGCTGCGCGAAGGTGGAGCCGTTCGGCACGTTGAACACGTAGCCGTCGCCGAGAGTCCCGCCCGTGAACAGGTCGATCTCTTCGATGCGGATCACGCTGCCGCTGGTGTAGTTGCGAGACGCGCCAGCGTAGTAGCGGATGCGCTGCAAGAACCCGGAGCCACCCGCAGGCGGAGCCGAGTAGACCCACGCCCCGCCACTCGCTGTCACAAGCTTTCCGTTGTCGCCCGGATTCGCCGGGGCTGCGAGCGTCGCTAGCAAGGTCAGCCCTAGCGCCGTACGCCGTGCTGCTGAGTCGGCCGCGTAGAACCGATCCACCTCGTACCAGCGCGTACCGCGAAGCTCTAGGACGATCCGCTTGGCGTCGTCGTCGAGCGAGAAGTCCGC